ATACAATGCAGGCACATCTGCACCCACAATTTCACTCACTTCGTCCCAATCATCATGAAACTCAATGAGTGCCAGGAGTGCATCCAGTTCCTCAAAAGTGAGAGAAGTTAGAGTCATAATCAGTAGTCGTAGTTTCCGTTCAGGTACTCATTGACATCGAACTTTTCTTCATCACGAAGTTCGGGAATGTCAAGGTCAAAAATCTCACCAGGAGCGTCTTGAATCTCCTGCCAGAGTTCATCAAACATGGTGGTTTCCTCAGGTGAACGAATGTAATTTATCAGGGGGCGGAGCATCACGCAACCGCCCTTGTGCCAGTTCTCAGAGTGTCACAGATTAATGACACCTTCCTCTAGAAGTTGGTGCAGAACACGACCATAATGCCCCTGCAACCATTGGTATGCTTTGGTGTCCCAGATCTGCTGGAACAGTGTCACGAACTCATCATAAGTTACGTCACCTTCCTCATAACGAAACAGCAGGTCGTTGTCAAGCATTGGTGCAAATCTCAGGAACGAATGTAGTGTGGCACGAATCAGGAACGTTTGGTGGTTTTACGTGCCACTTTACGAACTGGCACAGTCTCAACAACTGGCGGCAGTTCGTGATTCAAACTAGCGTAAATCTTGCCAGTGAGTGTATTCACGAAGTGTAGAGTTTGTATCACAAACTGGCGAACTTTTTGGTCACCATTGTTTTCTTTGTAGGCACGAACAGCAAACTGTACAATGCCCACAATGATTGCGGCGATGGTAGCAACATTGAAAATCAGAGTTTGAGTAAACTTCGAAGCGAAGAGTTTCATAACATTAGAGTGTGGGAGGTGAGTGTAGAGAATTCCTCAACCACGAATGAAGTATGGCACGAATGCCGCACGAATGCCAGGGGTTTTGTGCCACTTTCACAACTGGCACAGGGGGGCTTGACAAGATCGATATCCGTTGCTAGAATAGGTTTGCTAAGGAAGATAAGAATATTAATTATAATATTCTAGAATATTATATAATCTTAAGGGGTAAAGAGTAGATTATATAAAAGCACATCTAGATGGTGTGGGAAGGGGTGAGTGGGGTGAAGCACATATTCTTGCACATAAGGCGGGCTATACGTGCCGCGTATGTGTCGAGAACGTATGCACATATTCTTGCACATGTACATCTCGTAGTATGTGTCGAGTTATGCATCTAGATGTAATGTATCTCGTATAATGTGTCGAGATATGTGTCTAGATGTAATGTGTATCTCGACGAGATCGAGATGTAATCTCGTCGAGATTGTGTATGATGATCTCGTCGAGATCTAGAAGTTCTTCGAGAACACGAACCCATCTTCGAAATCAAAATCATAACGAAGATTGGCATTCCAGGTTGCTTCCCAATCAACTACCACGAACGAAGGTGCATCGAAACCATACACATCAGTGGTAAACTGTTCGGCAAATTCTGCCTCATCATCATAACGACCCTGATATGCTTCCTCAAAGTACTCCAGCAGCGACTCATCATCGTGCAATTCCAGGAAAGCATTTACGGCATCTTTACCATAAGAATCACACAAATTCTGATACACTTCCTGATATTCTTCGGAGATCTCATTGTCATCCAGAACATCATTGTTGATCAGACCCTTCACAGTCAACAACTCAGTGTAGAATTCGGTATACTTGAGTTTACCGTCGCGCTCATACCCACAGGCACGAACGATTTCAGACATCTTTGCAGGCGGGTTTTGTGCCTGCATTTCGTTAACCTTGTTCAGCAGGTTCGAACCAGTCAGCATTGGATTCAGAAAGAAAGGTTGGAAAGGTTGAGGTTTGCCACCAGGCGAATGCCCAGTATACCAGTTGGTGGTGGCGGGGTGGTCTTATTGCCCCCCTCAACCTGAAACTAAGATAACAGGGATCGATCAGGACCGCAAGGGGGGTCTGTGCCACTTCTCAGACTGGCACATACCCGAACTCATCGATCATAATATCCCGCACGTGCTCACGATCGAAACTATCACCACAGAAATCAGCACCTGATTGAATGTATTTAAAGGTTGCCTCAATGATATGATCATCAGTGGCACCCATATCATAGATGCCACCAGGACCATAGAACGATTTGACATAACGAATGAATTCACTCATTTGCCTACCTCAGCGAGCAACAGTTTGTGAATGCGATCTGCTTCTTCTAGGATATCACCATCCAAACGATCCCATTCTACCCAATCATAGGCAGATCCTGCAGTTTCGTATGAACCATCAGGCAGCAGCGGAGCATACATCAGAACCCGTTGATTGTTTGCATCCAGAGTGTAAGTGCAATTGTTGAGTTTCGAAATGGCGAAAATCATCGGAAATCTCAGGAACGAATGTAATTTAACCCATCACGTGGCGATCCGCAACCCCCATTGTGCCAGTTCTCCAATTGGACTCATTCTCAACAAGACGCATTTATTGAGAATCAATAAGGTCCTTACAGTTGAGAATGAATCCAATCTCCAAACTGGCACAATATTAGAAGGGATCGATATCCTTGATGGTAACATCGACTTCCTCATCACCTTCGAGTTGGAGAATCTCTCTCCAATTCAGGTCTTCTAGATCTAGGTCATCATAACATACAAGATCTAACGTAACACGTACTTGGCGCTTGAGTGCTAACATGGTTCGTTATGTGTATGTGTACTAGATTATATCATGCATAATGACGATACGCAAGCGATTCATAATCTTGCCCATCACGCGCATAATCCTCATCTAGATCACGTGCATCTAGTGCGTACTCATCGAGATCGTATGTATAATCGTTCGAGAAAGCGTAATCGAGATCGTAGTCGTCGTACATAAGCTCGTCGAGATTTGATGGTAGTGATATTATACTATGATTCTCGACGAGATGCAAGTCCTACGATGCCCAATCTCGTCGAGATACTATGAGTATATATGTATTCTCGACGAGATTTGTTAAGAAATGCTTATAATTCTCGACGAGATTCTTATATGAGATCTCGACGAGATTTTTATGAGATGTGTGGGTCTGGAAATATTTTCGCGCCCCTGTGACTTGACAAACTCCGCGTGTTATGATATGCTCGCTTAGCCCACAAGAACCAGAACTATTCTCAACACAATACTCAATTGATTCTCAATTATACAAAACTATTGAGAATGTTATAATTCACACACATATATTATTTTTAACATTAGGTTAAAAGTACTCAGCTATACAAAACATTCAAAATTTGAAATACCTTGCAATAAATCACTTATACCATACTATATAAATCATTATAACACCATACTATAAACATGTCAAGAGGCATCATCTATCTCATTCTCAACAAACAAAATGGGCAGAAATTTGTAGGAAACACCACCTCTGCAATGAATAAAGAATGGGCACATCACATAGATCGCTCTAAAAGAATGTCATCTGAACCTCTACACAAAGCATTCAGAGACTATGGTGTACACAACTTTATGATGAAAGAACTTGACGAATGTGATTTATCAGAAGTTACACAGAAAACAAACTATTGGATAGAGAAATATAAACCTGAATACAATCCTGCTGAAGATATAATCTCAGTTAAAGACATTCCTCAAGTCAATGCAGAAAAAACGGAGATTCCAATGCAGGTTTTGCGGAATTCTAAACCAACAAAAAAGAAACCACCATCACCTCACCTTATAAAATGGAATGAGAACAACAGAGGTGATGGTAAACACTTTGGTCTTAAGATAAGAGGTAAGAACTTAGAAACTGGTGTATGTACAGACTATGAATCTGCACGTGTTGCAGCAGAACAAGTCACAGGTAATCCGCGAAACAATTCTAACATTCTACTTGCTGCCAGAACTGGTCGCAAAGCATACGGACACAAGTGGCAGTTGTTAGAAGAGAAAGAAAAGAAAAAAGCGGTATTTGGTGTGAATAAAAAAACAGAGCAGATTGAAGTTCGTTATGAAAGTATTAACGCTGCCATTCGTGCATTTGAGGGTGCCGATAAGAACGGAATTCTCAAGAGTCTGAAGAACCCTGGGCGTTATAGTTGGAAGGGTTATTGGTGGTTTTATGTCCGATAAGAAAAAAATCGGTCGCGCAAGTCTCGTATATCAGAACACTGGTAGAATCTCTATCTCCTTGCATCCTTGTGAGATCATGAGTTTTTCCCAGAAGGAAGCATCTTCAATCGTAAGCAAAGTTGCGGTTTGTTTGGAATATCCTTTCTTCTTTGGTTTCAGGTAAACGACTTGGTACTTCATAGATTTCAATCACAATAGGTGGTTTGTTCCAGTGTCTTATGACCCCCGCGACAATAAAACAATTAGTGATAAAATAGGTACAGAATAGAAAAGTCCGTATACCAGCCACGTGATCTGATTCTTTGTCATCTTTACTTGCTTTCTCTCCAAGTGCTTTCGCCCACAATCTCCATGGATTTTTAGTCCTCATTGTTTTTGAATCTCAATGAAAACATAACTATCTGGTTCTTGATGATCAATTACAAACTCTTGATAGATTGAGTGAGCATCATCAAATTCATCCTGATCAATCAATTGAGACAATCGCTCACAATAGAATGATTCCAGTTCATCAATCGTTTGTTGGCGTTGAGACAACTTTTCGGGTTTTAACATAGGTCAGTTCTTTCCATTGTTGAGGATAACAAACAACCAAAACTCTTTCATTACGATGAATTGAGCAGTGTTCGTAGTTTTCTTGATTCTTGGGGCGGACGAGGATTTCAATGGTAATATACCGCTTATCCTTAAAATAAACCCACCCCTCAATATGGTCTTTCCAGATTACATAGTCATCAACTTGTGGTTCGTAACTCATACAAATGCAGATATCAGTGGATTAACTTTTAATTGCATTGCAGAATACGGAGTTGTATTCTCAATCTTTACTTGATCACCGATTGTTTTGGAGTTGATAGGGGCGTGGTAGCATTTGGTTTTGGTGTTGTAGAATCCCCAGATGCTACGAGCAGTCCCACCACTATTGTAAACAAACCTGTAATGATTATGAATCCAGATTGCAACAACATTGCGTTTAAAGTCAACTTGCTCATAAGAATAACCTTCGGGTGCAGTGTGTGGGAAATCCATGAATCAGGTCGTAAATGCTTCCAGAATACCAGATTCGTATTCATCTACTAGTGCAAGTTTCTGTGCATTGACTACACGTTCCATAATTCGATTCTGATAACGTTCATCAAACTGTTCTTCCGCTGCCAACAGAGCAAATGCTTCAGTATCGCTTTCTGCAATTAGAGTGACCAATCCACCATACTCAGAAGAAGGAAAGGGAACCCAATAATCAACCAGATAAATGTATTTCATCAGTAAAACTAAATTACTCCTCGATTTTAGTCGAATGATTTGCGTTTGTCAAGTTAGTGAGTTGGCGTTCAAGTTCACATTTCATTGGAATCAAATGAGAAACAAAGAACTGTTCATACTCATTGCCAGCGATTAGATTTGAGATGTTATCAATCTGATTTAATGCGAAAATGAATTTGGTTTGATCGGTCATCACACAAACTCTGCAATGTAGTAATCGACCGTAATCTCCAGTTCTGCTGCTTTTTGTTCATAAAACAGTTCGGTATACTGTTTTGCTTCTTCCCACTTTTGATAGGAATCAATTTGCTCTTCAGAGTGCTTCATAAAATCTTGAAATGCTTGAATGAATTGGTGAATGTCGTCGTTGTTCATTTTGCGTAGCGACAATCGGGATGACCAGTTGGAAGTTCTGCACACGCCTGATCGTAGGCATCAAACAACCTTTGATCACGTTGAATCAGGAATCCATTCCAAAGAACTCCCAAAAGAAATCCACCAACCAGAATGTAACGCAGTTTCATTGCTTGAGAGGTTTCTCCTCTTGATTACAAAGTTATTATACTGGAAAAACCACCTCAGGAAAGAGGTGGTGTGCCAGTTTCAGAACTGTCACCCAGGAACTTGTCCAGAGCATCCAGATCATCCTTTAATTCTTGCTCTCTCTTTTGATCGTGATAATATCCCCACAGAGCATTATGAACATCCATCAGTTCAGTTACCCAGAAACCAGCAGGATAAACTCCAAGTGCATCTTGCAGTCCACGATGACTCGTTCCTTCTTGCTCTGCCTTGCACATAATATAGCAGATTGCTTGAAGCATATCCAGTTTCTCAGATTCAGAAAGCATAAAATACTTTCCGACCGCACGTTGCAGTGCCTCTTCATTTGCCTTTTGCATTTCTTTGAATGATTCAGAGTCCCACCACTCTTGCAGTGCTTTACCAAGTTCGTTAGGTTGTTTTTCAGTCATTTTAATCCCAGGCAACGTTTTGAACCAAGAAACCAGGCATCACATAAGTCCAGGCACCTAGCTCTTGATGTCCACCAACTTTATATTCCCATTTATACTCAAACTTATTGTGACTGTCCCAAGTCATATATCCTTTCTCTTTATCAAACCGACCTTTAATCGTTAAACCGTGCTTGTTGGAAAAGATATTACGAGTCCGAAGTGCTCCACCTTTTTCACGAGTTTCAATCACCACACAGGTATCAGGATAGGTTGCCATACCCTTTTCAATCATACAAGCAGTTTCATATCGAAATGGGCGATATTCTTTTTTAGTTTCGGTCTGTGCGAATGCAGGAGATGCCGAAAGCAACAGAGAAGCAAGAACGATTAGTTTTTTCATCCGATTACACGATAACAAATAGTGGCATTACCCTTTCGGGTTGATTCGATGTGAGCAAATGCAGCGTAAGAAAGATCCAAATCTGCGTGAGAATATGGTCCCCTGTCGTTAATTCTCACAATCACTTGTTTTCCATTATCTTGGTTTGTTACCCTAATTTTACTACCCATAGGTAGATAAGGATGAGCTGCAGTCCAACGATAAGCATCAAACCGTTCACCATTGGCGGTTTTCTGTCCATGAAATCCATCTCCAACTCCGTAGTATGTAGCAATACCACAAGTGAGACCAGCGATTAATCCAATCATACTCCTTTCAATACAATACGTTCAGAAATACACATTGCAAGTTCAGCGGCAACTTGATCATCAACATTACCAAGTTTATCAGAAATTGCTTCAGGAATCAACTCTACCATCAGATCAAAGAAACGTGGATCATCCATAATATAATCGGCAACATCTTTGGAGAGTGCCTCAGAGAGTCTAATGATTGTGTTGTTAGAGAGTGCCATGATTAAGCGAAATGATTTTTGGAAGAGAGAATTGCTCTACGGGCAGAATATGCCTCAAATTGAGTTTTAAATGATGCAATGGTTTGATTTGTATCGGTCCAAACCAAATACCATCGCCCATCAAATTCTCGGATATAAATTTCTTTCATCAGCAAGCACCTGCCATCGGATTTACATTCACTGCCTCAGTGTTGAAACCAGTGACTTCATAACCAAGTCCAATACGCTCTTCACACTCACGCTCAAAATCGCGCTTGGTGATGCACTTGGTGCTCATCGTATCCACACCTTGAAACTTCAGCACTTTGTAGATAAACTGAGTGCTGCCTTCGATGGGGAAGTAATCCACAACCATCGTGCCAGTGGTGGAGGTCAGTTGCATTGGGTGTCTCCCGATTACCTTGTAATTATAGGGCAGAACAACGGCACCGCGTGGCGCCGTGGTCCAGTTTACAAACTGTCCATCTGATCAAACAGAAGGACTTACCTCAATCTCTTTAATATTCAGTCCACACAGTTGGTCATAAACACGCTTGCAGATAATATCAGTTGCTTTCTTTGCTTTGGATCTCTCATACCATATAGTTTGTAATCCATCAAAAGTTTCAACACGGATGCGATAGTTTTTCATGATCAGAGAAGGCAAAAAGTACCACAGTAGTTACGAGCCCAATTAAGTGCTTCATTCAGAGGGCGAGGATTAGAAACAACCATCGTGTTTCCCTCAACCTCAGCAACACAAACGTATTCGGGATTCACAACAGACATAGAAGGCACAAGCGTCAGAGTGCCCTGCTTGCCGTTAGCAGCGTTGTAGTAGAAGACCATTGGGTTCCCTTGATTACTTTGTAATTATAGGGGAAGAACCGCCTCGCTACGGGTTCTCTGTGCCAGTTTGCCAGCTGGTACATCCAGTTTCTCCATTATGATTTGTTTTGGTAGAAAATTCCAGCAATAGTAACTGCTGCTGAACGTAATCTTATCATTTGGGCGTCCATCAGGACTATGAAACTTCATCCGCTTATCAAACATCAACAGTTGCAGATCCTTATCCTTGAACAACTGCTTCGGAGCACTATCATTCAACCAAGTATTGGTCATAACCAGAGCAAATGGTTTGTTAAATGAGAGAGCACGTTCAAAGAACTTTCGCTTGTTTGTGAACGGTGGATTTGAAACAATCACATCCCAGTTATGGTATTCTGGTTCATATGTGAGAAAATCGCACCCATCGTTAATGTGTGAATAGATAACTTCATTCTGTTCACCAATTTGTTTGACAAACTCACTGTCAGCAGTGTCAAATGGGCACCAAACAACCGCTCCTTTGGGAATGTATTTGAGAATAGGAGTTACCCCGTATGCAGGAGTGTAGCATTCATCATTATTCCCTTCGGAATACATCAGTTTGCCGCTATCCAGGTCTTTACCCATCTCACGCCACCATCAAACGATTTGGAAAGTATTTTATCACATTCTCTTGCAATTTACAACCACTTTTTTCACTCAGGTACTCAAGATATAGCGTTTCTTCTTGCTCTCGTGCCTCTATTTCGTGTGGTTGATGCCAATAATCGTACTTTTCCACTGGTTCTTTAGAATAACACAATTTTCCATAACGCAACTGCAGCGAACCCACCACCCACTGGCGCAGGTGAACCAGTTCATGCAAAAGAGTTTGTATATACAACTCTTTATCCATGTAGGTGTTAAGTTCAATCAGAAACTCACGGGGACGATAAGATCCCCCAGCAACATCACAATAACCATAAACACCTTCACGTCGTAGACCACGATGTAGAATCTCTACATCAATCTTATGACGTGGAAGAAATCTATTCAGAAACCAAGTGGTAACGTCCTCACAGAGGCGTTTAGAATAACCGTATCCAGAATACGTGATGTAAGACATTGACCCCAATGCAAAAACCAAATGAACGAAGAAATGAAGATGAGTTTATGAGTCGTAGTCATCAGGTGTTTCGATTAAGTTTCCAATAAAGACTCCTAGAGGAATGCCCAACAGAATCCATACAAATAACCAAGTCAGCATTGTCATCAGCAAGCAAATGTTAAACCACCAATTGCACCACCAAGTACAGTTGCCCAACCATAATTTTGGGGATGACCACTTGCAGCAGCGCGACCGATTGCTCCTCCCAAAGCAGTACCTAAAAGTGTTCTTGTAGGATTGCAATTCGGATTGGTAGCACGACCATAACCACCACCGCCACCATAATACTGATTAGTGGAGCGATATCCCTGATTTACATTGTTGCAGGGAACATTGTAAGTTTGCACACTCACACCACCAGGAATGTAATTGCCGTAGCGATCATATCCGCCAGGTTGATAAACTTCTTGGTTCTGTGTACAAACTGCAAAATTATTTACTTGCTGTGCTTGTACTGGAACAGAGAAAAGTGTAAGTGGAAGAAGTAAAAATAGTTGTTTCATTGTTCAGCGAAGATAAAGATAACCACCTGCCCAATCAGCGTGTTGCAGCAACCACTCACGTTGCTCAATGATGCGGAGGTCAAAGCGAACACCTTTAGCAGGTGCTTTCCAACTGGCAGACTTATAAACCTCACCAGTCTTTTTATCTATAAAAGCGTGAACGGAGCGAGAACCACCACCATCAACAAAGATGATTTTGTGATACTTGCGACCCGTTTCAGGATAGAAATTAACAGGAGAAATACCCTGCTTCAGTTTTTCAATCTGCTCTTGATGATAACCAGGAGTAGCATCAAACCGATGTTGCTCACGCTGATGCCCCCTGATGGCGGTTTCCAGGTAGTTCTGCCGTAGTGCCTCACAGAGGGCGTAGGTGTGTCCCAGAACGGCGTTGGCGATGTTCTGCCGCGCTTCTTGCTGGGCAGAGTAGTCAGCGAAGGTCGTGGTGGTCATCGGGGGTTGTTCCCTTGTGTATGTAAGTATTATAGGGCGCCCAAGGGCACCCACAGGGTTCAGTATGCCAGTTCTTCGTCTGGCACCCAGTAGTCATCGGAACCTAGATAACCCATCCAATCTGCAGGATCGGAACCATAGATTTCGATCTCACGGATTTCTTCAATCAACTCAGTCAGATTCATGGAGAGTTCCTCAACTACTTAATCATCATAGCAAAAAACCCCTTCTTTGGGAAGGGGTCGTGTGCCAGTTAGTTTAGCGTCATTTATTCATTTGCAAAGTAGGAACGGGCATTCCACCTTCAGTGGGAACATAGATGGTTACATTACCATTTTTGCTACCATCTTCCAGACCAGTAATATACAGATACTGAAGATACTCACGATTATCTTTCAGGCTATCACCAATGATTTGGTTTGCTTTAGCAACACCAGTAGCACGAATCACTTCAGCATCAGCAAGTTGTTGAGCACTATCTTTTTTTGCTTGTGCTTCAAGAACTGCAACCTGGCGAGTATATTCTGCCTTCTGCAGTTCTGCTTTACCTTGGAGAGATTGTGCCCACACATTGTAGAGAGGACCAACCACTGCGTTAATTACAAACAATGAGAGAATAAACGAAGCACCAATAATCGTGGCGTTACGCATAGTATTGTCTTGTGTCATTTTGAAGATACGTTAGCTTTGAAAATAAGATTGGCAAGAAAGACCATAGCAAAAGTTTGCCAGATCGAAAAATTGAAACCAAACCAAGTCAGAATCAATTGTAGCAATGCTGCCTCAAAGAATAGACCAGCAACAGCAAGAACAACTATACCGAAGGCAAAACCAAGAGCAGTAGAAGTTTTCATAAATCAAGCAGCAAGGGCACCAGAGGGAATTTCAACGATTTCGGGCAGTTTGCTATCATCAAACTGATTCATATTGTAGCACACCCATTCACCGTTACGGAAGACATAAGCATACTCTTCACTGTTATCGGGAAGGAGATACTCACACAGGTCTTTATCAAGGCGAGGAGGGCAATTCTCACCACGAGCACTATAATACTCGGGTTGATTGTCTTCATTCCAGCACGTGCTCATATCACCACCATCAATCAGTTCGGCGGCAAGTTCTTTACTATTATAATGCGTTTTCAGGATACGACCCAACCAGGACTCATATCCATCCCAGTGGTGATAGGAAGAGAGAATAGAACCGTCAGACAGTTCGATACCAATGCGAGAGCGGGTTGCCATTGGGGGCGTTTGTTGATTACCCACATATTATAAGGGGTTCCCAGTGCCCTGAGAACCCCCTATGTGCCAGTTGTCAAACTGGATCAATCATCATAAACTCTACACTCAGAAGCATCAGGATGAGTGTCGCAATATAACTCAAGTGGCGTTGGATCGTGAGTCTCTCCAGGATGATTGTCTTTATATGCCTTCAATGCTTCTAATTCTTCCTCAGTATGTCTCCTTGCCTGTGGAGAAATAGTGGGATCACTCAAAAGATCTTCGTCCTTTTGGATGTGTTGATCGATGTTTTCCATAGTTTTGTAACGTGATGATAATATTTATTTAATTAATCACTTAATTTAGAACCTCTCCAATTTCTTGGTTCTGGATCGGCACATTTTCCCTCTAAAGATCTTACCATCAATTCGGCAAATTTTTCCATTTTTTCTGCAGAAACTGTCTGTGGTGCATATGTAATTGCATCTTTAAGGGCAACAAGTTCATTCCATTCTTCTTTTGTAAGAACTTCCGTACCAGTTTTTGCAAGAGTCATAGGTGATTTGCGATTTGACTCAATGTTAGCATTACAATACAATACTATCTAGAAACTTAATGTTTTCTTTGGGATCGTGTTACAAATCTTCATTAATTTCTTGAAAGATCATTTTATATATTTTACCATTTTTTGATCGATAAAACAATTGTTGAGATGGTTTATCATATCCAATGTTTTCAGGTTCAATACTTTCAACAAATTCTGAAAGTAATCCTCTGTCAGTTTCTCTTCGATAGAACCAAACATCAAAATTTTCATCTTCTTTAGATCCAGGAAAGAATCGGAATGATCCTTTCCTGGTAACTGTGAATTTACCCTCAAAACCTTCAGGAATCATCACCGCCACCAAAAAATGTTCCGAAGAATCCAGAATCACCTGGTTTGCGTTCTTCCAACTTATCAATTAACTTATCAGCACTGATAAGATTATCAATTTGCATCACCATATCAGCAATATGTTTAGCGATAAAAGGTTTTTCTTGGCGGGCAGCATATGCCAATGCATTTCGAAGAGATCCTTCTGCTTCCCGCAAACTTGTTTCTACAGATTCAGATAATGCCATTAATACTTAACCTCAGGGCTATTTTCACATTTTTCATAGAAAATTCCGTTTTTATAGCAGGATTTTCCAGGTTCATAATATTTTACCACAGATGGTGGTTCTTGTCTAAAGTTGCAAAGATCTCCTTGTTTTGTTATGAAGTTATCAAAACAAAGACCAGCAACAAAAGGAGCGAGAAGTTGAATTGTATACATCAACACTCATCCATTTTAATAGTTTCCTTCATCCAGAAACCATCAGCGGTCATAATATATCCAGCAGCAATCATTTCATCATAGGTTGGTGCTTTCTTTTCAACTTTTTTAAGAAGATAAGAACCATCACCTTGATCTACCCACTCCACTTGGTCACCCTCTTTAAGATCCGCTGCCTCTAACAGGTCATCGGGAAATGCAACATAATACTCATCTTTACCAGTTTCAGCATCTTGAACTTCTTCAACGGGAAGAACCCACTTCTTTACTTTACTATTTTGAATATCCATCTCTGCTCGCTTATTGTAATATTCTGCCTCACGCAGATTATATTCACGACACTTATCTTTCTCTTGATCTGATGCCGCCTTATCGCACATCGCATTCAGTTCTTCTTCAGTATAACGAAGTGCTTCCATATCACTATGCCCCCAAGGAGGCATAATATCTTCTACTTTATATTCTTCTGGATAATGAGTTGCTTCCCACTCATCCCATTTTGCTGCATTTTCATCTTTAACAGGACGATGACCACTCAATAGTTCCAGAAGACCATAAGCACGACTGCAATGGTCTTTATAATAGTAATAGTCTTCACGCACTGCTTCACGAATCGCAGAATAGATTTCGTGAGGTGATGCTTCACCAGTGCTCAATGCATCATGTACCCACTCTTGCAATTTTTCGAGTGAATACTTTTTATAATCAAAGTCGGAGGTCATCGAGTTTGCTCTGAACTGCTTGCTGTACTATAACCTGAATCTCTTTAGAAGTCAATCCATTTAACCATTTCCAATTAGGATCTTGTTTGTCCCATTCCATTGTAAATGAACCATCTTCATTTTCTGTTATTTTAAGTGAATCTTCCATCAATCTCTTGGTTTTGGTTTGTTACATTCATTACAATAAAAAGAAAACCCAGACTTAAATGCTCTTACATCTTGGAAATACTTTATGCAAAGTGGTTTGACTTCACCACATTTACTGCACTTCCTTTCTGTATAACTTACGCACTCGTTTGAGTTCTTTGAGTTCCATTTTAATATTCTTGTAAGCAGTTTCTGCATCTATCTTTCCTCCCATTTCTAAAGCACAGATAACATCTACTCTGGTTCCAAAGTGTGCAAGTGCTGTTTCGAGTTTGTCTAGATCTTCATACATTAAAGATTTTCCTCTTGTTCAGTGAGAATTACACAGTCGCTGGTGGGATATGCTACACAAGTTAGCACCCAACCATCAGCAATCTGGTCATCATCAAGGAAGGATTGCTCCTCGTTATCAACAGTACCGCTAACAAGTTTGCCAGCACAGGCACTACAAGCACCAGCACGACAGGAAGAAGGAAGGTCAATACCCGCCTCTTCGGCAGCGTCAAGGATGTATTGGTCATCAGGGCACTGAATAGTTTGCTCAGTGCCGTCAGGGGATTGAAGAGTGATAGAATAGTTCATGAATCTTCAGGTGTAAAGTTTTTTAAATTATAAGGTTCTGATGCTAAAATGTCAATCCTTGCTTCCAAACTGTTGGCAATTTCATACAAAGAATTAGTTTGTTCTATATTTTCTTCTTCTAAAACTTTAATGCGATCTTCTAATTCAATTAGTTTTTCATAAAAATTAGATCCATCACATATCATTTCCTTTTTAGATGGAGAAAAAAACCACTTAATAAATTTAATCATTATGATTAAGTCTCCTTATTTCACTTTGAACCCACATCATATCTTCTTGAAGTTTAATAATTCGCTCATCAAAAGATTTAATCCATTCTATGATCATATATTCTTCCCCAGTGTCATCATTTTTTATAGTGTAATAATAATCTTGAGTATCTTCAGATTCATAAGGATACAAACGCGACTCTAAATCAGAAATTATATTCCAAAGCAATATTCTGATTTTTCTAATCATAATACACCTACAGACTTTAAATAATTTCTATATGCCATATAACGTCTTATGCTTGGTTGATCTTTAACATTCAATTGATGACAGATCTCACAATAACATAACCACTCATACCAGGGGGTTGTAGGATCTAAAACATGATAAGGATAATCAGAGTTTTCCATCTACTGTTCCCGAATGAACTTTTTCGGGTTCAGGCCAACCTTCCTGCCGTCCTTTAAGATAAAAACGGGTTCCTGATATACATTGGTCTTCAGTGAGAGCCGTGACCAATCCATTTCCCTCTTTGTCCCAGGAGTGCCAGAGTCCATACTTTTTTTCAGCAACATAGAAGCATTCATCAATTAGTTTCGGTTCCATTCTTTTTATTAAATCCAAAGGGTAGATTCTCTGCTTCTTTTTCAGTACGAAGTTTTTGTGCTAGGGTACAAACATTCTCAGCAACTTTGAGAATGTCTTCTACCTTAGTGTCATCAGGCAGACGACCTTTCACATACTCATAGATGGGAAAGAATACATCTGCTGCTTCAGCAACTTCTTCAACTGTCAGTGGTTTTGTATTCATTGGGTCGTTTCAAATCAGGATGTTGTGAGTATAGTGGACCTTGATAGTCACCAGAATGAAGTTTTTTGAGTGCTTCAACAACTTCGGGAGTTTCTTCCCAATTCCACTCATTTCCATTCTTGTCTGTAAAAGTTCTAATCGTCATACTTGTAACTCAGTTTAATTTCATTCTTTTTGAGTTTGTAACGCTCAATGTGCTTCTTACGATGTTCTTCACTTTGAAAATAACACTTGCGAGTTTCTTTTCCATCTTTATGAACGAGTTTCCAGGGAAACTGATCAAATGGAAATTCTTCTGTGTAGTCCATTACCTTGGTTGTTCACGCCTTTGATCATAGCAAAGATCAAAGATTTCGTCAAGCACGGCACTACACTCCCAATATTCTTTGGTATCGTGAAGGCATTTTTCAAGTTGATAACGACGAACGGCAGTTTGAATTAACCGCCACTGATCTGCTCTTAATTTCATTTTTTACCTACAATAAAATTTTTACCTTCATCAAATCCCAAATTATAAGCAATTTCCAACCATTTTTGTATGATTTTAGATTTTTCAAATGGATCTGGGCAATTGAATTCCGTCCTAACTTTCGGTTGAATTTCATCAAACCAAGTTTGAAAATTTTTATAGTTCATTTTTTAAAAATAATTAAAGTTTATAACAACTCTAACTTTTTCGTCAGTGCAAGTTGATCCTGTATGCATCAATCTAGAATCAAATATAGCCATTCTATTTTCAACACTGTCAACAACTGCACCATCCTCAAAAGCAGTATAACCATTATTTGTATTCATATACAAAATGGCAGTTTTGGATTTATTATCTTCTTTTAAGTTTAAAATATCAATATGATATCCATGCTCGATGTGCCTTTCTGTCCTAGTCAATAGATTTGCCTTGATACGCATAATAGAAGTTGGATTGATAACTTCTATTATGGGTACTATCTCATTATAATATTGGCTTCTGGGGGAAAACCCATCATAAAAAGTATGGGTGAATTGATAATTATTTGGGTGTTGATCATTATCATCAACTACACCATCATTATAATACCAAGGGAAATCACTTCCATTGATCATCAGGGTCTGAAGTTCTTTGAAATATTCTTCACTCAAATAATCATCGATTACTTTTATTAAGTCCATATTTTATTAATGTAATTTTAGATAAACTGGTTTATCAGTATCGAATGTCGTCCACTTTGCTATTTTAAGGCACATTAGCAAAGTTTGGTGTTCACGATTATATAGTTCCCAATCACCTTTGCACATAGCATTATATCTACGTTGATAGGCACACTGCCAAACATTACGAAATATCTTATCTTTTTCAGTCATTGTCCCAAGGTGCTTTACGGTTCATAAGTTCTCTAACTCTCTCCACTATAGCAGGATCTGGTGGTTGATTCAAACGTTCCACAAGAGCATCAAAGTCTTTTTGTGGCAATACAATCCTCTCAGGTTTTGCACCTTTACCCCAGAATTGTTCAAATGCCCATTGATAATTCATATCAAGATATCCACCATTCAATGAACTCCAGAATGAATTCCAAATATAGTAATCATCAAAACGGAATCCCTGATGAGACATTAACCTATACCACCACCAAAATGGCGTATAACGAAGAAACCTATTTGAGATAATCCACTTGTTGATTAAGACCATCTACCCAACCTCAACTTGCGTTCAGGTGAAATATAAGGATTATATGGATCATCATAAGGAAAAATATACTCACACATCCATCCCCAACTGAGTGCCTCCCAGAAGTCATCATATCCAAAATGATCCATTGTAACACGACAATCAATAATATACTCAATATGACGAAAACCCTCAATAAACCATTCCCATTTGGTCATCTGCCAGTATTCTTTCCAGGTCATTTTTTACCCTCCAAGATGTCAAGTTGTTCAGAAGCATAAGAACAAAAGTCATACTCATCACCAACATCACATCGTCCTGCGGCAACATCAACATCAATCAGATAGTCATCAAATGCCAGAAATACCTGAATGGCACGGCGTTTGTCGTGCTCTGTGATGGCAGTATGAGGAGATGCAATAATTTTGGTTACAATCTCAAAAAGTTCTTTTTTATCCACAATTAGGCATCCAGAGTGTAGAGAGTTTGTTCTTCTTTGCAGTGATGTTGAAGTGGTCAACCTGACCATTTTTATGATAGATTCCACACCAGAGGAACCCATCATCCATCATCTCAAAGTGTATCATATCTATGTCCTTGACGACAATCTCATCAGGGTTCTTTTCGTCGTTCATTGTTTTTCCATCGCAGCATTCTGGACAATCTGTGAGAGTTCCATCAGTTCCTGTTTCATTTCAGGTGTAGATGTCTTTGCGACCTCATCATAAAACACTGTGAGTGCCGTTGTCAAGAGAATTAGTTGTCGGTATGTGAGGTTCATTGATAAGGATTCTTGAGATTATCTAGAATTGCACCAAAGAAAGCAATACGATCTTTGTCGTATTCTACATCAACTGAATGAGAATTGCAAAAATCTACAATAGATTTTTCAGTTTGAGTTGGAGAATAAGATTCACGGAACCTAGAATAAGTGATGTGTTCCTTAAACTCCCTTCGCATAATTTCAAAAAGAGTATGCAGTTCTTGTTGCGAGAGTTCTACTTCTCGTTCGGTTGGCGAATGCCCTTTGAATTTGATATTCATTTCAGTTCTCCATAAAGTTCCAGAATACGACGAGCAACAACGATAGAAAGTTGTTTGTTGCCGATAGACATATCTTCAGTAATGTTTTTAGAACCTTCTTCGTGTCTTTGTTCACTGGACTTGATATAAACTCCACCATTATCAGCATTGAGTTCTACACGATAAGTCATTCCTTCCACTTCGTCACAAAGTTCATAAACATCAGTTAAACTATGAAGAATGTCGGTTCCAGGAACAATGTTGTAGGGTTGAAAAATCATCGTAATAATGGGTGTTTATGGGTGTATTATAGGGTATTAACAAGGTTTGTGGAGTTCCCGTGTGCCAGTTTAGAAAGTGTCCTATGAGAGGTTAAAGTGTAAATGAGTTTGCCAAGTTCCAATAGTTTTATCCCGAAGCATATTTGCAATCAGGTGAGGAATAAATCGCGTATACTTATCCAGAAACTCTCGCTCTGTAAGTTCATCACATCCGCGTAGATAATGATCATAACGAACAAAGTTTGCAAATCTTTCATACTCATAATCTCTTTCTCCATTAAGGTCATAACGGCAGATTTGTAACCAAATAGATCTACCTTCACCAGTCGCACAGTAATCAATCGCAAAGAAACGATAGAGTGGTTGTTCCCTTTCTTGTCGTTCAATTTCTGCAAGTTCTTTCATAGCATCATCATACTTGTGAATTGCTTCCATTCCACATTCAAGTGCTTTCTTCCGTGATTCTTCGTTCATTGTTTTGTCTCACTCGTTCAAGATATTCATTACCCTGTTGATGCAATGCTTCAATCAGTGCGTTGATGTCATCAATAGAAACTACATCAAACTCATCATTGAGGTTCTCACACCGTATGGCATCAAGCATACATTCAAGTGTCATTGCCTGCATATGTTCTGGTGTGATTGGTGTCCCGTGAGGAAGAGAAGCACATTCATCATTGTAGAAGGCATTATATCGTGAAAGAACTGTTCTACTTCTTTCCTCTCGTTCCCATTGATCCTTCTCAATTTCAGCAAGACGAAGCATAGCATCACCGTGCTTCTCATAGAGTTCATCAAGAGCATCAAGAGCCTTGCGTTCTGCTTCACGGCGTTCAGCTTCCTCAAACATTGCATCAGGGTATGGTTCTTGATTTCTCATAAGTTCTCTCAGCTTCTGTTTGCCGTATTCCGTTAATTCGTGTTTTTTGTTGCGGAGTTCTTCTACTTCCTCTTGTGTGAGATTGACCCACGGCATATCATCGTTCATTTGAGAAACTCTCCTGAAATGCTTTCCATCCTTCATCTAATTGTTTCTCTGCCCATCCCCATTGCCCGTGCTCAAATCCATCAATCTGGGCACATTCAATCTCATCTTTAATGAGACGGCGGAGCATTGTAATTTGTTCTTCAGTCATCGCAACATCTCCTTCATTTTACGCAAACAATCGTTGAAACCATCCACAAGCAATTCAACATCTACATTTTGCGATCCAGCAGCAGATTGTTGTTCAGGCAACCATTGTTCAACGGCATCTACAATCTCATCACACATATCAATAGAGAAACCAAGTTTGTCTCTCATAATGTACCAAAGCTTTTGTGCCTTAAATTTCTCAACTTGTTTGAGGATTACGAGTTTATCTTGAAGAGTTTTGATCTCTACTTCTAGTTTTTCAATTTCAGTCATACTTTCCACCTTTTACCTCATTAAACCACAATCCTTCAAGAAGTCGTTCAGTTTCTTTATCAGTAATCATTACAAGTCTTGAAGTATCATCTTGTTTTTCTCGTCTCCACCACACAACATATCCAAACTCATCAGTATATTCAATACGATAATAAGTTTTCTTATTATAAAAGACAATATGAACTTCACCAGACCTTTCTGCTTCCATTCTTGGTTGAGATTTATGTGTTTCAATCTCTTTGAGGAGGTCAAGTTTCTTTTGAAGCACTTTGATTTCTGCTTCTGTCTTTTCAATATCAGATTGGAAAGTCATTTGTTTAAGATAAGGAGTAGCATCCATCACACCATCTTTCATTGCTTGTCTAAAAGCATTACGAAGTCCATCAGCAACTTGTTCTGGTGTTTGTGGTTTTGGTTGAAAGTCAGTCATCAAAACCTCTCCTTCATTTCTTTGATTGCTGTATTATATCCTTGAAGAACATCAGAGTGATACTTATTCACCAAAGGTTCTGGAATATTATCTTTAATCAAATCCATAACCCTATCAGTCAGTTGATCACAATCAATACCATATCCTACTTTCTTCCCAAGTTCTTCCCAGAGTTTATCATAGAAACTTTTGGGTTCTACTACTTTCTGATACTTTTCTCCGTGATAGTAAATATGGTCATCATATTTGAGAATAAGTGAGGGGTCAATTTGATCCATTTTCAGTTCCACCATAATAATGTTGTGCGTTGAGTGTTCTCCACATTATAATCTGTTCAAAACATTCCCCAAGATTACGACAAACAAAACTGTCTTCATCCACCCCATCTGGACCATCCCAGATAGTTGCAGTATATCCTTTCGTGGGATGTGGAGTATAAGTAATTTCAATTCTCATCGGTCTTGGAGCATCTCCCAGTATTATAACCCGTCAAGAAGGCAGAATGCAACCACTTTCTCAACAAATCCTCACGGGTTTTCAGGTCTTCTACGGCACAATCACCATAGAACCATTCACAACGAAAGGTAAAAGGAGTATAAAGGTCGTTAAACCATTCCTGAAATGCGACTTCGGCAGTGTCTTCCCACTCCCAATCGTTTGCTGGATGAGTCATAGGTCTAATGGTTGTTGTGGATCTTTCTTCCAAACTTCTTTGTATGTGATCCATCGTTCTACACCAGTTTCTTGTTGTGCAGTCCAATGGTATCCATTTTCATCAATCGCATCAAGATAATGAATACGGGTCTTGGGGCAGATGGTGCGGGTAATATGTGTGAATTTTACTCTTTCAGTCATTTAGAAACTCCCATTTACTATTGAAGAATACTCGTGTCCAAAATCGGATCCAACGATTAGGAATAAGATTATTCTCTGTAAAGTGAATACAAAATTGCCCTCCACCAAAGAAATCACAGGTACAAATGTATTTTACGATTGGTTGAATGTTCATCGCACTTAAACGATCCCAATCAAAACGTTTATCGTCAGTCATTTCTCCTCCACCCATAAACAATCAAAACAAAACCGAACATTAGAGTGCCTCCCGATTGCTAATAAAAACTTTGAGAGTTCTTCCATCATCTTGAAAGGACAACTCTACCTTATTGTTGTCGTCCCAATTTACATAAGACCTTCCATCTTGGTCAATTACTTCTACTCGGGTTACTTTATCGGTTGAGTAAGTCATTTCAGTTCCTCTTCTTCTTTCTCAATATCAAAAATAGCATTTAGAAACTCCAGAGCATACTTACCTACAACCCAAGCGTCTTTATCCTCAAAGAACCTATCACCTATGGTTCTCATATCATAACCCTCTTTGTCTTTATCAAAGAAAGCAATCACATAACAATACTCTCTTTCTTCACAAGCATCTACCTCTGCTTTATACCACTTGACGAGTTCATACTTCTTGTTGCAGTTGCTCCAACGGAACTCTATGTTACGAAATCTCATTCATCAATCTCCATGATCTCTATGATAGATTTAATCTTTTCTAGATCTTCTAATCGTTGACTATGCTCTTCATACTCTTGTTTGAAGTCATCAAGATAAGTCTCATCTTTACAGTTTTTAATCTCCCAACTAACATCACCACAACGTTGTTTTGTGTCGTCAATGAAGTATTCTATTGTATCAATTATTGCCATCTTTCACAATACAAGATGTGGTACATTTTAGATCACCAGAGGATCCAGAGACGGTAGATGTATGGTGTTGCGTCTTTTCTGGTGTAAGGTTATAGTATACCATACCACCAATACAAACTCCAATAAGAGTGAAAAAGATAAGATTACAGATTTTCATAGTTTTCCTCAAAATCAAACCAAGTATCAAGAGAATTCATAATTTCGGACACAATAGCATCGGCGGCAACATCTACATCTGGATTGGGATTGTGTTTATGTGCGCGATTCCATCCAAAACGGACTCCTTCTTCAAGTGCCATTTCAAGTACAGTGCGAAATTTGGGTTTCATTTTTTTAATTTATATGCGATGGTAATTCTTAAATCTGTAAAGTTTTTAGAAGGAGATTTTCCACAATGCCACCAATTTGAAGGGAACATTATAGCACTATTTGGAAATGGAGTTATGCTATTAATTTTACCATCTGGTTCAAGAATTACAGTTTCTCCGCCCCAATCTAAACTCCAAGTTTTCATTGGATAATAAAGAAAAGTATATGCGTTTTCATCGGAATCGTCAATGTGAAAATCTCCATCTAAACCAAAGGTTTGACCATTTGCATAAACTCTTTCAATAGAAAAATCTTCACCAATTGTATTTTTTATACTTTTAAAGAGATTTTCAGTGAAGAAAGGATTATCTTGTAACTGCATACACCAAAAAAAGTTTTTAGAATCTATAGTGCTAGATTGCCAAAATTCCCATTTTGGTTGAGATAGAAAATCCCAAATAATTTCTACTTGCCTCTCATCAAATACTTCCAAATACCTGGTTAATGGCATACTATTTTAAATATAGATGAGGTTTGTTGTAGATCATATGATCTAAGATCATTCCAATCTTTTGGGCATAAGTTTCGTCATCATTTTTTACACATTCTTGATATGCATCAAATAGTTTAAGGTAAAGTTGCTCAAAGTGCTGTTTGGTCATTAGATCACCTCCCATTCAGTTTCCCAGAAGTCGTTGATATTCACCCAGAAGAAGTATTTGCCGTTCTCTGATGCGAGAAACAGCATACCATCACCCCTGTCCTGTTCCACAATACAGATAGGATTGTTGTCCATTACATTACACAGACGGTTTTTCGCTTTCTTGCTTTTCGGTCTTACGGTTACTCTTCTCATTTGCAATCTCCAGTTTCAGTTTGCGAATACCAGTAATAAAGTAAGCAAAGTCTCTTGTTTCAGTAATGGGTTTGATTTGCTCACACACATCACACTTAGACTCATAAACAGAGGAGCAACCTACGGAATAAACACCATAAGTTTTTCCACAGTCAAAACAAGTGTTGTAAGCAGTCTCAAGTTTCTTCAGAAGTGCTTTCTTCTCTTTGAGAGTCATCGCCAAGTCCTACGGGGAGTTGTTTGTCTATGAGGTAATCATACAGCATCTGGGCGAACCCGTAGTGGGGTCTTGTGCCAGTTTCGATACTGGTTGAGGTCGCCACCGTCCACATAATATCCAAGTCAAATTTATCAGGTAGTGGTTTCATTAGAATTTTTCATAATAATGAGTTTTCCAGTAAGCATTCCATAGAATATTTCACACACTTTATCTTCACAAGACTTCATTTTCTCTTTAGAGAGAGAAATGAGAGCATTGAGTTCTTTTTCGCTTAAATTCCAGTCGGTTAAATTATGTTCAGTTACTTTCATCGCCAATTACGTGCAAATAGATCAAAATCAAAACCAAATTTGTATGCCCAGAAAAGAGCTCCCATTAATCTACCATTACCGAAATGAATTTGAAGATAGGGAAGACCCATAAAATCTGACCAATTTATCACTAATTGCAAAAGGGAATATTTTTTCCCTTTAAGGATATAAAAATAAAAATCGTGTCCAAAATCATTTTCATATTTGAATTCAAATAGTTTCATAAAACCTCACATTTCTCCTAGGGTATGAATTACGGGTTTTTCGTGTGCAAGAATTCGGTAAAGGTCTTCGTTTTGTGCTGCTGATATAGGAATAAATTCTGTCTTATCATCAAATTCATCATCCCGAATAGCCTGGTTAATTACGATAGATCCCTCTTCACCCGACCAAGAACGGTGATATGTTTTCTGAGGAATAACTAGAGCACCAGAGCTACGATTAAGATGAACAATATGATAAGGATATCTCCATTCGGGATTCACAAGTTCAAATGTGCGGATACCTGAAAGGACACGGTTATGATCAATTTGATGATAGTGAATATAAAACTGTTTTGCACCAACAATATCATCAGGGGGAGAAATTGCTGGACCTTCGTGAACTACAAGATCAGATGCATTAGATCCTTCTACTGAAATATCATAGAAGATAACTGACTGAGTTTCACGGAATACTCTATGTTTTTTAAAAGTTACTTCGCTCATCAGTCGTAGGTGTTTTGCTCCTGGTTCAATCTATCTATATGAAAATATATTGTAGCATCTGAATATTCAAATTCTTCAAATCTTTGAGGTTTTTTCTCCTTCATTTTAGTTAACATATTGATCCAATCGTAGCGTTTGTCTACAACCCACCCATAACGACGTTCATCTTGATCTAAATCAAAAATTGTTTTCATTTTTCGTTCATTACAATATTACCAGCTAAAGAAATTCTCTCATCGGGAAATTTTTGTTCAGGAACAAAATGGTTTAGATGAGATGGGAATAGAATTAGTTTACCCTCCTCTGGTTTTATTTTTAGTTCACTAGTAACAAAACATAGTGGTGAAGAATCCTCAGAACACTTTGTATAGTAAACAAAAGAATAATATGCGGGAGTATGGTTATGAGGTCTTGCATGATGATTTTTCCTCATCACAATTCCCCAAAAACAAGAAAACGAAAAAGAGCAAGTAAGATGGTGTGGATTTAAACTGTATAAATTTCTTAAGATCCAATCTTTTAAATTTTCTATTTCTGGAGAAGTTATACTCCAATCTGTCATTTCTGCTTGAACATTGGTTGAATAATTCTGCTTATCCCCAATACTCAAAACATATTCAGATATTTTAGAATTTACTTTATGAGCGTAAGGATATTTTGCAATCAAAACTTTGACATCATCAGATCTGATGGTCAATTCATCAATGATCATTTAAAAAAAATTCAGATTAGTAAGACAGGGATTTAATACCATCTAAAACTTCTTGAAATCTTTCTGCACGACTTTTGTGATGATTTACATTTTCTTCAAGAATACCCACAATATCATCCAGAATAACGTCTAGAGAAGCATTAGTATCAAAATATTGTTGGATTGCTTCAGCAAGATACCTCCGCCTACTCCATTCCATACTATAAGGTTTGTAATCCATAATAATGGGTGTATATGGGTGTATTATAGGGTGTTTACTTCTGATTGTCAAGATCTTGCAAATACTTAATCCACCAATCTGGATCTTTTTGCATCTGCCATCTGGGAACAGGAAGTCCTTTCTCAAAGTAATATTGCCAGATAGCCTGTTCAATTATTTCCTTTGTCTCAAGAATCTTCGCCTTCTTCATCAAGGTCTCCATATGGGTCTTCCACATAAGGTCCGTGTGGTCGTTTGGCATCCTCTCTGACATAAGTTTGTTCTTCGTTGACGGCAGCAATCCATAAAGATAGTTTCATCACCAACCATATCGTAACCAAAGGTAAAAAGCAAGCGATCAGGATTAAAGGTTTCATTCATCAACCTCCCAGCACTTTTCGAACTTATCTCTTAACTCATTCAGTTTCACCTGGTGTTGAAACTCCATAATGTGATCTTTTATTTCCTTCTCCTCTTCTGTAAAGTCCATACGATATTTGAGTTTAGTATCAACAAGACGCACCATTTCCATATAGAACTGAGTGCCTTTATGAATAAACTCTTCGTAGGTCAATCTCTCTGCCTCCAGTCATCGGGTTTATCCCTATCTTCCGTCCACCAATCAACCATATCATCAACACTATCAAAACCACGCTTACCAAAGCGTTCGTGACCCAGACCACCAATATCAAGTTGGTTTAAAAAATCATCCATATCTCCTTCTTGCATATCAGGATTCTCTGCGGTCCTTCTTGCCTGACGAAGCATTGTAGCAGCAGAACGATTTGCTTTTGCAAGTTTTTCTGCCCAAATCATATCTTCAAGACTGACCTCTTCGTGCAATGCAATCTTGTTGCAAATACCTTCCAAGCGTAAGCGATATTGTGTAGAGAGCATAAACTCCTCCGAGTATGTGATTATTTATTTTTGTCAAAATATTTTTGTAACTCTTTAGCGAGTTTCATAGATCGACGCCACATAAAGTATTTTACCACAGGATTTTTGGGATTGTTAAAAATCCACCATTTAATTTTTTCATATTGAAATTTTAGAAATTTAGTTCCATAATGAACCATCTTGGCAACACTATCATCTGTTATGATAAAATATGCTGCTACAACAAAAAGAAAAAACCAAAAATAATAGATTTCCATTTTAATCCCACCAGTGTTCTAAACATTTAATGGCATGATATAACTGCTCAGAATAGTATGTATCGGGATTTTCTATTTCTCTGAGTTCTTCTATGTATTGAATTATGCCTTTTGTAACAGAATTAATCTTGAAATACTCATAAAACTGGAAGCAATCAAACTTTTCAATATACTTAAACATACTATTCCAGTTCTCTTGATAACCATTTGTATATACATCTTCTCTTTCTAAATTATTTTCATTCACAAATTTGATTGGAATATATTTTCTCTTATCTAATTCCTTTTCTTCTTCTGTTCTTCTCTCACTAAGAATTTCTCTGCCAGTATCGGCATCTAACATTCTTAATCCATCTCTATATTTCTCATAGAGAGAAAGGTCAGTAACGATTTCTGTTTTTTTCCACTCATTACATTCATCCAGAAATCTCTGTTTCATATAAGGATAATCTTCAACATCCCAAATACGAAAAATAAGATTCAAGTTATAGCAACCATCTTCATGATAAGATTTCCAATGGCGATAGGAAAAATGAGTAATTTCAAAAGACTTATTCATTAGGTTCTCCGTAGTCTTTTTAGATATTCTAACACGTTTTCCCTAACTGCCATTAATTCATTATAGCACTTTTGATTATGAGCACATTGCCTCAATTCATTATCTGGTTTATGAACACTTTCAATAAAAAGATCCAATCCTCTGTTCCATTTTTCATTATCATTCATTTTTTTAAGACCTAATTCAAATACTATTTAAAGCCTTTTTTATCAGTATCTTTTTTCTTACTACTTTTTTTATCCTTAATAATCACAACATTAAGATAATTGGGTATTTGATAATGATCTCTCCAATAACCCATCAAATCTTGATAATATTCAAATGTAATGGTCTTACCGTTAAAAAGTTTTAATTCATAGTAATGATTGTCATATGGTTCTAAAGAAGTGTGAGTAAAACTAGGAACCTCGTTTGACATTTTTCTTTGGATTTTTAGATGTTGATTTTGAAGATTTTATTTCTTTTTGAATATAAGTTTTAGCAGATGCATAGTTGTTTGCGGTATGAACTTGCTGCCCATTGTGAATGATTACAAATTTTTTTCCCCAAGGAACTGCTGCCCACATACCATCATTGGTTACATAACCCTGTGGATCTCCTGGTGTGGGATCAAGAATACCAGGTCGATCGATGAAAGGTTTCTGAAAACGTTCGCTCATCCGAATACAGCGGTTACGCCAACAACTTTAGCACTGGGATTACGTGCCAGAGCGGTCCTCTTAGCATCTTCATAATCACGTGCCTCAACAATTTCGTCAAAAACTTTACCAGCGACGTAGAGTTGAACTTTGCAGCGCATTGGGGGATTCCTCCTTGTGTGTAAATAGTTTAGCAGAAAAATCAGCGTTTGACAACGCTGATGGCGGGTTGCCCCTGGTTGAACACGGTATCCACTACCGCTTGCACCTTCTTAGCGGTGCTGATGCCCACAGAAGAGTAGACAGGGATGCAGACCAGTCCAAAGGACTTGGTGTAGTCCTGAAGGGCACCAGGGGCGATCCTGCCGCTGCTGAGACCCTCTGCGTCGTCCTTGTGCAGGCGGATCACCCGACCGATGGTCTGGGAGATGCCAATGTAATCCATAGACCGCATAAACAGCACTGCCTCCAAACCAGAAACGTTGATGCCCTCGCTAAGAATGCTGTGATGCAGAACCACAAACTTCTTGTCGTTGTCCTTACCCCAGGCACTCAGAGTGTCAAAGAACACCTCACGGTTGACCTTCTGCCCATCAATCACGGCACCAGTCTTGGAAGTGATATACATCCAAGAGAACCCACGATCTTCCAGTTGCTGACAGAAATCGGTCTGAGAAACCAGAGAAACGATCTGTTTGGTTGCCTTAGAGCAGATGAGAACCTTGCCCACTTCCTGAGCATCGATAGTCTGAATCAGATTCTCACAGTCAACATCAGCAACGATCTGACCCTTACCAAGCATCTCAAACTTCTGCACCACAACCTTAGGAGGAACAATGAAACCACCATCCACCAGTTCGGGAGCGGGCACATTGCAGATCACCTGCCCATAAACTTGGGAATCGTTCATCCCAGGTTTGGAAATAGTAGCAGAATGCTTAGGAGTAGCAGTGAAGAAATAGCAGCGGTCAGCAGTAGAAGCGAAATGCTCGGTGGCAGGGAAGAAATGGCGCTGGACAGAGTTGTGTGCTTCATCAAAGTAAATAGTATCAACGTGAATATCTGCCTGCTGAAGGCGCTGCAGAGAGTTGTAGGTGGTGAAGATAAGTTGGTGCTTGTAGGCACGACGAGACCAGTTGTAAATCTCAGCAGGTTTCGTGGTGCTTTGGTGATGAGTCTCACCACTATGAACGTGCAGAACAGCAACGTTAGTGATAAACTCAAGGTACTCAGCAGACAACTGCTCCGCCAGGAGGATTCTTGGACAGCACACCACAATGGTCTTTGGGGCATCGGACTGAAACTCACGGAGAGCATCACAAATTCCCACAAGGGTTTTACCCCCACCAGTTGGGATGACCACCTGACCTTTCAGGTACTTGGCAAGGGCATCCAGAGCACGTTGTTGGTGAGGTCGAAGTTGAATCATCATCAGGCGTTTCAATACAGATATTATACAGCAAAAAACAAGGGGACCGAAGCCCCCTTGTGCCACTAGAAGAACTGTTCCACTCCCACAGGATTTCCAAAGGAGTAATCATATGTAAGTGCATCATGGCAAACATAATGTGGATGGTCAAGTGGAATACCAATTCTTTGACACATCTCTTTATGATTATCTTCCATCAACTCAACAGAATAAACCATATTATCAATCACATATTGACGATCATGGTATTCGGAAAGTTTATCAATTAATGCAATAACAAAATTTCCAGATCCAGCAGAATTATCAATAAATGTTGAAGATGGATCTCTCAACATATGCTCTGATATTTCAGAAACCATTTTTTCACAAAGTTCTGTTGGGGTGAATACTTCTTGAGTTTCTGCGATTCTTTCATCAGAACGTTCAATGTTAGATCCAACATCTTGATTATGTTTATTTTTACTCACCTTTGTCCTCCAAGCATTTGATGTAAGTTGTAATCAAATCATTTTTGCCAAAATGATAGCGTCCATTGCACTGATTTGCAACTTCCCTAAACCTATCAGCAAATTCTAGAAAATTTTGAATTACTTGAGGGTCACGTACTTTAATAAAATGATGTCCCTTTGCATAATGAGTGAAATTTTCGGTTTTTACTCTACCACTCGGTCCACAACCATACTCTCCAATAAAAACATCTGCATCAAATCTTTTTTCATAAGCAAGAAATTCAAAATCTGGGTGAGATGTGTGCATATGAATTTTTTCACGTTTCTCATCCTTCACAACCCAACGTTGTTTTACTGCATTGATTCCACCAGGAAAAGTTTTAGGATCACAGTCTACATCTTCAATGCAATGAAGATTGGGTGAAATTTTATTCAAAGAAGATGGTTTACGCACAGAAGTGGGTAAAACAAATCGAATGTCATCAGTAAGTTCTGATGTTTTATTCAGAAATTTGATTGCAAGATTTCCACCAACACCATATGGAGGATTGCCAATTGCCAATGTAAAACGCATCTTCTGTTGAATTAATAGATCTAGATCTTTTACTATGTTTATTTTAGCATGTTGTTGACGAATTGCATAGATGTGCGCTTCGTTATCTTCCCAAACCCAAATATTTTCTGGTTTAAATCCTTTTTTAAGGGATCTAAGAATATGTGAACCTACAGGATCACCAACTACAAGAATTTTACTTGTAATAGTTTGGAATGAAATTGTTGATTGCATCCTTTTGCTGTTGGTTCAAACCATAATACTCCATAATGCTATCATCTGTCCATTTCTGATCCAGTGGTGGAAGTGGCACATTCTCAATGTAACGGGAAACATTATTACGATTGGTTGCTTTATTCAAAGCAAGAGCAAATCTTGCATACTTTGTCTTCAAATAAGAAACCAAACTATCTCTCTCCTCTTCAGAATTCAATGAATAGAACTTTCCTTCATTATTTTCCGATGTATAAATGTTGCTGTTGTGATAAAAAAATGTGTAGAAATCGTCAGCAAACAGCTTATTCTCATTGTTAACTACTGGATGCCCACAAATAGTGGGGAGATTGAGAGGTACAGAATTTATATTTGATGTTCTAATGGACAGTAAATTTGTTTTGGAAGATTCTGCTCTTATTAAATCTCTCAATTCATAATTTAGTTCTGTTGGTTCCCAATATCCACTTGGGAAATCCTCAAGAGAATTAATATAGTATGTATTTCCTGTGGTTTTATAAAAAACCTCAATAGGACCTGTATGATTTTCCTTTGCCTTTGTGATTACAAGAGGTGCCTGGAACTGTGCATTAAAGACAGGATTTCCATTAAAAATAGTAAGTTTACAAACCCTATTCTTAAGAGATTTTCTTACATCTTTTTCTATCTGTTTTTCAGATCGAGTCAACCATCCAGATGGGTGAATCAGATTAACGTTTTTTGACCTTTCAAGAGCAATTTGAAGGAATTCAAGATGAAGTTGCCCCTTAAATGGGGGATTTCCTATGGTTAACGTGAAATCCATATCTATATTTTTATAATCCTCCACAATATTAATTCTATCATCAATTTGTTTAATTGAATACAGATGAGTTGGATCATTCTCCCAAACGTATATATTCTCTGGATTAAATCCCTTTTGAATCGATCTAAGAGAATGAATCCCATTTGGATCCCCAAAAATGCAGAGATTAGACATTAGAAAAAATCGCCCAGAAGATCATCAATCAATTCTACAGGCATCGACTGCTGACTCTGCCGTGAGCAGGACAGTTTCTCAAGTGTCTTACACTCATCAATGTTCATAGAATGTTGAATGTCTACGACTGCTTGATTGATTCGATAAGAAAAAGATTTTGCATCAATAACTTCATCAAAAACCAATTCCTCAATGATCTTTTCCGTATCAAGAGTGTTATAAATGTAGTGATCTGTATTAATCAGACTATGAACACTATTAGGAATAACCCCACTCTTAATGCAGTGGTAAATCGTAAGAGGAACTCTCTCTAGAATTGCACGAATCGTCTCTTTTTTAGTAAGAACAAGTGAATTATCTTGTTTTTCGGAGGATTCACCATCGCGTTGAATGTTTCCTTTACCATTAGCACCATTGTCGTTCACCACTCTCTTACTACCATTGTTCTTTTCTTTTGAACGAAGGGAGAAATTGAATTGATAATTTGCAAGTTTTTCCATATCCATGCTGTTCACGATGTTAGAAATCAGGGATATGGTGTTAGTGGCATCAGAAGCAAGAATTGAAGCGATCTGATCTTGAGACATAATCTCAAAACCATTTGCCCACTCAACAATCGAAACAAAATCGAGCATAATGTACTCTGAAATCATTGGATTGTTTTCACACGCAGCAATATAAATCTCACGGAGAGTTTTAAGACAACGTTGTGGACAAAAATCAATCACATCCCAATCACGATCAGAGGATCCACCACGGAAAGCAAATTGAGTCCAAAAATTAATCGACTCACCTTCACTAGCATTGATAACAGTATCAATTTCAGGAATGGTAACGCCAAGAACATTAGCAGAAACAGTCAGAATAATAGTGTATTCATTCTCTGCAATGTGCTTTTTAATCGTGTCAGCATCTTCTTTTGTGTCTCCAGTTACAACTAAAGGAGCAAACTTAGTCTTCTCCAAATACTTAACAGAAGCATGGCAAGATGCAACAGAAGGAAGTGTCATAAAGATATGAAACTTACCATTCAAAAGTCGATCTTTTGGTTTTAGGTGCTTTTGATCTCCAAAGGTTTCGGAGTAGAAGTCCTGCACCAGAGAAGGTTCGACAAAATCAGTCTCATCCTTTCTAATGGAAAAAAGATTCTTCATCGCATCAGGATCATCTCCAAACAACTTCTTGTATGCATCCGACTCATACTTTCGAAGAATAACTCTCATCGCAGGGGCATTATTCAAACCCAGTTTCTTATTCAGTTGCTCTTCAAAATAAGAGTAGGTATAAGAATTAGACTCGGAGAAGTCCCAAACCATAGAAAAAGCAGTACCAGTTACATACAGAACCTGACAATCAAACTTCTTACGGAGTTTCTTAAATTGAGTTGAATTGTAACCCTGGTGTGCTTCATCATAGACGATCAGATCTACATCACATGGAATCTTGCTCCAGCGATTGTTACCCTGAATCGTGGTCCACAAAACCAGTTGTTTGTCAGTATTATACCAATATTCAATCTGCTCCAGATAGTCTTTATCTGCGAGATTGATGAATACAATATTGTTGAAATCTGAAAAGTTTTTACTATCTGCTCTCCAGGATTGAATTGGAGAAGTGTAACGAGAAACAATCAAACTTACCTTAATACCTTTACGTGCAATTGCTGACAAAACCATGATGGACTTACCAGCACGGCACTTAGCAAACAGAAGAAATTCTTTCCACTCTTCCCAAGTAGATAGGACCTTATTAATAAATTCTTGTTGATGCTTTTTGAGAGTCAGATTCTTTTTCTTCGGAGAATTCTTAGAGAAAAAAGTTTCTTGAATGAATTGAGTGACCTTTTCATGAGTCATCCCAAAACCAGTAATCTCAAAAGATTCTGTACCAACCTGCTTGATTCCAGGAAGTTTTGCAACCTCTTTATGAATCTGCTTATCACGACCGTCAAAACCTTCCCAGAAAGCAAACTCCTTATAAATGATGCCCGCATCACGTGCTTTGTTGTAATCAGCACCACGACGAGGAATACCATACTCCTCAATCATCAAAGGACCATCAGTCTGACCAATACCAAACCAATTAGGATTGTTATTATGACCGACGTGATAAATGTTCGTTGCCATTGGGAGTCTTCTAGGAACTCTGAATAAGGGTTATTATAGCAGAAAAGGAACCCTTGTGAGGTTCCTTATCCACTTTATAAACTGTCACAGCCCTTGTTTCCAACGACCACAAAGGTATTTTAGCGATAATTATGGGGTCTTGTCAAGTATTAGAATAGGAGCAATGAAGTTGCTCCAACACCAGCAACTGTAAATACAATTCTTGCAGGTGATGTTGCATATGAAATTTGAATACCATCAGAACCACTTGAATTGAATCCACCAGTTGCTGTCAATACAGCAGTGTTTGCATTGTATGCAAGGTTGCCATTATCAATTAATGGTTGTTGAGCACCAGTTGCGTTATTTGGTGCCAACATTGGATATGTTGTTGTATCTGTTGATGTAGTTGCACTGATGTTTACGTTAGTTGCAATACCAGCAGTCGCAGCATATCCAATATTTGTTAGATCTCTCCAAATAGATCCATTATGAATTTGGTGAGAGTTTGTTGTACTGTTAAATATAAGTGCTCCAGGATTCAAACTCAAACTATTTCTTTGAGCTCCTGTTACTGTTGGTGGGATTAAATATCTACCAGTGTCATCAACACCTCTTCCTGCAGAAGAGAAGTCTGCATAAGATAGTGGGGTCGTAGATCCAACACCAACACCACCAAGTAAACAGAATACTTGATTTGCATCAAAACCAGATCCAAATGAAAGTTCAGTTGTTCCAATACCAACTCCACCCTCACTGATGAAAACTGAGTTAACGATGCCTGGTTGACCAACTTGAATTGGATAGATTGGATTATTATTTCTAATACCAATTTTATCAGTAACAGTAACTTTTCCTTCAACTTGAAGGTCATTCACCGTTGAAATTCCAGTCAGAACATAAACGTTTTTTCCAGAAATATCAATATCGTTCGCCCCAGTAACTGATAAACCACCAAGTACTGTTAATGATTGTTTAACGGTTAAATTTTGGTCAATAAAAGTATTACCAGTAATTGATGTTACGCCAACAACTTTTAATTTTTCTGGTGCATTACTTACTCCAATACCAAGATTTCCTGTATAGGAAAGTGTCATTAATGGTGTAAGAGGATCTTTACCCCAGAGCCAATTGAATCCGCCAGTTGCTACTCCAGTTGTTGATCCAAAGTGCAAATAACTATTGATATTTCCTCGATCATAGTTTATAATATCAAAAGAATTTGTATTACTATATGGATAAATGATGCTAGAATTACCAAATTTAAGTCCAGCGGTATTTGCCAATTGGTTTACACTTCTACCCAATGTAAAAGTAGATTCCGTAGTTCCAGTAAGTTGAATCGATGAAATTCCTGTCTTTGTGATATGAATATCACTTTGAGGACTTAATGTGTTAAATCCGATTCTTCCAGTAATATTCGCTCTTGTTGGTACAGTAAGAATACCCGCATTAATAACATTAGCAGTAAAACTATTAATTCCAAGATTAGTAGTTGCTGGAAGTGTAATTGCAGTTGATGCAATACCAATAACATTACCAGTAACGTTACCAGTTAAATTACCACTAAATCCAGAAAGTGCAGTTATTACACCAACAACTTCGAAAGAATCTGGAATTTTTGCTGGAGGAATAACTGGTAATCTATCAGAACTGATTGTTCCTGTTGCAATATTTGCTGCTGCAATATTTGTTACATTTGCACCATTTCCAGAGAAAAATCCAGCAGTTATAATTCCAGTAGCAACAATACCACCTGCGGAATTAATTCCTACCCCATTTTGGAAGAATACAGTACTGTTATTACCACCAATTTGAAGAACAAATCTTGGATCATTAGTTGCAATACCAACAAATCCTTGGGCATATATGCTAGTAAATCCAAGACCTACATCAACATCTAACCATTGAGATGTTGGTAGGTTTAAAAGTCTTCCACCATCTCCAAAATAAGTAATTACTCCTGATGTTGAAGTTGCGGTTACGATTCCACTAGATGTAACTGATAAAATTCCAATGGAAGCAGATCTTACCGTGGCAAATCCAGTTGCGATTAGATCATTAGTATAATATTGAGATGCAGTGATAACACCGACAACCTTAACTGTACCCCTAACGTCCAGTGCTTCTGTTGGAACAGTCGTGCCAATTCCAACCAGACCTAACGGGTTTACAATTAGATTATCGTCATCAACTTGAACACCATTACGAAAATTAAAGGTCTTTCTGATATTTGCCATCGTATATGGGATTTTTAGTTATTTATCCTATTTTTGTATCTGAACTTCTGAATTCTTTTTAACATCAATCATTAAAAACTCCATAGGTTGATCAGATAGATTTCCACCATCATGAATATGGTCCATTACTGGGAATACTTGAGAAACTCCTTCTTCCCAATAAATTTTTTCACCCTGCCAAGTCATATAACATTTTTCTCTATCTGGAATTATTAATGGTATTTGAATTCTCTTATATGGTTCTCTATAAACATTAGGATCACGATGTGGTTTTAATATCGTTCCCTCAGAAAAAACTGAATAAGTTGCATACAAAATATCCTCATTTTCAAATATATGATAAACCATATCAGTCATTAATTTTTTACGGATGTTGACAGTTTTGCCAACACCCTTTAACCAGGAAATAAAGATATCTTTATTAGTATACCCTTCCGTTGTTGGTGCTTTTTTTAGAGGAAATTCAGTTTGTTTTGCCCAATTATAAAGAATATTTAAATCTTTTTCCGTAATCATTACCAGTGTCCTACTTGACTGAATAAAATTAGAGTATCATTCTCATTTAAAATTAATTTATAATCTTGTTCTGGGTGAACGTGAGAATAATCATATCTTTTAAATCTTTTCATATTTACAATTGGATTTCCATTTAAACAAACTAGATATGATTTTAAATACATCACTTCCAATTTACTTTCATTTTTATCTATTACTCTAGCTTCCCATTTGATCCTTTTATCTGAAGTATTAAATCCTACAATATAAAAGTCTTCCGTTGCCTCAAATAGAACCTTATCATTAACATATTTTTGCACATCTACAACTTCATTTTTTGAAGAATCTAGAATTATTGGATCTTCTTTATCAAATACTCTACCAAAAATTCCAGATCCATAAATGCCATAATAAAAAATAGTATATCTTTCATTAGGATGTTCTGCTAAAACATATCCCTTTTCTCCCATATTTACACACAGATTAAAATCATCACACTGGCGAAAAAATCTTTTACACTTTGGGTCTTTTAGTTCGTACATAATCATAAACTTATCTGATTAAGGGGGAAAGATTCAGTATATTCATTTTCAACTACAATATCGACAAGATCATCAAGTTCAATTGTATCGATGGGTTTTTGTTGAATATTACTTTCTAATACGGGTTCTTTCTCAAATTGTTGGTCTACAATACCAACTCCACAATCTGATATACTGTTTACCAAACTTTGATAATTTGAAAAATCTAAATTTCTATAACTTATGGCATAAGAATCATACTCATCAATGGGTTTTGGTGCATTTTTTCTACAATACTTGATTAATATTTGTTGGTTTTCTGGTAAATTTTTTATAATTTTAAAAATAATTTTCATAAAAGTTACTGCGGATCTTGATTGACTGTTCCTCCATAAACAGTTCCATTGTTTGTGTAGGAGACAAAAGATCCAGAAGCAGAAATAACAAAGGCTCTTCCTCCTCCGCCTCCTCCACCACCAGGATTTCCACTTTGTCCACCATTACCATTTGATCCCCCAGGACCACCAGGACCAGCTTCGGTTCCTCCTCCGCCTCCTCCACCACCATTGGTGAATCCACCAGGAGAACCATCTGAACCTGCGCTACCTCTTCCAGTTACACCGCTATTTGTGCTATTTCCACCAGTTCCAAATGGATATCCAGAACCTCCACCTCCTCCACCACCAGTGGAATACGAATAAACACTAGATTTTTTACCAGTTTGTACATTTCTACCACGTGCATCACCGCCGCCGCCACCGCCGCCGCCAGCCTGTATATAACCAAGATTTCTAAAGATTAGTGGATATTCAATGCCAATTGCACTTGTTCCATTAGAACCTCCACCACCATTTGCATTTCCCCCATTACCACCAGCACCAAAAATTTGTCCACTTGGACCGACTTCCAATCTTAAATCTGTATTTGCATCCCAATTTCCAGTTCTTAATGCAACGTTATTGATATTTCCCTTTGCCGATCCTAATCTTGTATTAACATTAATAAAAACTTTTATATTACTAGAGTTTGTTGGTCTTCCCCTAAAATTACCGACAACAACTACATTTTGATTATCGTATCTGTTTCTAGCATTTACTCTTGTCGATAAATCTGCAATACTGAAAAAATCGACAACAACATTGAGACTTTTGCTATAAAAATCACTAAACCTTATAGTTCCAGATTGTGGAATTCCAGCATCTAGAGGTAAATTGGGTAGAGATCCTACAGTTTGACTAACTCTAAACGCACCTAAGTTTTTATTAGGCGGAAGACCAAATTCTGCAGTTATATCCGAAAAAGAAATTGGATTTCCCGATGCTTGAAGTGCCATTTATAACTTCTTTTATTTTTATTTATTTGTATTAAACAAATTTTTTCCAATATTTCTCGTTTATGTATCCGTAAGAATATGAAAGATATTCCTCTTTTAATACTAAAGTAATATCTCCAACTATTGCCAACCTTTCTCCTTTAAAATATTCGCACGCAGATTTTGTACAGTGTGGTATTTTACTTGGGAATAAAACTAAATTTCCTTCAAACGGAGTTAAACCGAAAATTTCTGCATTTGTTTGGGTAAATTCTTCAACAATATTGTATTCCTCACCAGATGGATCATCAAAAAATAAAGATTTAAAAAATGCATTTGGGGAATTTTCGTTTGAAAATTCTAAAATATGAGAGTTTTCTGGAATATTCAGATAATAAACGAATGATATGTGACTAGTTGAGTGAATATGCCAAGGAATCTCATGATCTGATTCTCTAGATCTAGATATCCAACTTTTAGTAAATACAATATCAAAAACGTCCTTTAACCTAAGAACTTCTTGGCAATAAGATTTTGCGTGTCTAGAAATCTCAGCAAATAGAGGTGCTAAACTATCTTCTAAATGAATTAAAGGATTACCCTCATTCTCACTAATCGTATTAATAGTTTTAATATTTCCTTGCTTATTTAATTTTACTTGAGGGTAATCAAACTTAGTATATACCTTATAAAATTCTTCTTTGTGCCGATCATGATCTTCCATCTTCCCAACATAAATGGTAGTTGGGAAGATGTTTACTGTTTCAAACTTCATAACAATTACATAACTAAGTTATTTAGATCCCTTCAGTTCATCAATTTCTGCTTTGAGTTCCTTAATTGCTTCAATAAGTAGAGGAACAAGTTTTTCATACTTAACAGTTAAGTAATCTCCATTTACAGGTGCAGGAGCAACTGCTTCAGGAAGAACTGCTTGAACTTGTTGAGCAGAAACACCAACATGTCTATCTTTGGTATAGAATCCTAGGGATTCACCAAGTTCATTGAAGTTGTATGTAAATCCACTAAGGCTTAGAACTTTGTTTAGAGCACCTTCAATTGGTTCGATATTAGTTTTTAATCTTTCATCAGAAGCAAATGCTGTGATGTCACCAGTTGATGTGATTTCACCAGTGATAGAAATGCCAGTATTTGTAGTTGCAAATTTCTGAGAATTATCAAAGAACAATTGAACAGAACTATTTTCATTGAAAATAGCGTAATTTTCTGTTGCAAGAGGAGATGTAATTCTTACTGCACTTGATCCCTGTAGGTATAGATCTCCAGTTCCAGTGTCTTTGATAATACTATTAGAACCATCATGAACAATTTCTAAATCATCATTGTTCCCTAAGAACAGGCTATCATTATCTTCAAGTCTAACATCATTCTGGAAATAAGCATTTCCAACATATGTTGAAACTCCAGTTACATTAAGATTTCCACCAATGTAAACATTCTTCTCAATACCAACTCCACCTTCAAATATAATAGATCCAGTATCTTTACTGTTTGATTGTAGAGTATTTGTGCAAGTTACAACACCAGTAATGTTGAGATTTCCACCAATGTAAACATTCTTCTCAATACCAGCACCACCATCTAAGATAAATGCTCCCGTATCTTTACTGTTAGACTGTGTGCCATCAGTAATTTCTACAGTATTGTTTACCTTTAAGGTATCATTCATAATAGTTGAATCATTAATCTTCAACTCTTTATTGAATGTTACAGGACCATCAAATTGAGATAGAACAGTTCCTGAGTTACCACCTTCAACAAGAAGTCTTTCTTTGATGATAACCTCATCATAAACGACACTCAAACGAGAAGGATCTTGTCCAGTTACAGTTGAAACGGGAATTGCAAACGTAACTTGTTGACCAGATGATGCAGAATACTTGGTGTTACCCACGAAGAAATCACCATCACTATTCATACCAGTGTAGATAGCACTACCGCAAGAACTACTTTGTGCCTGTGCTAAGAAATCCTCTCTTTCGTTGAGTGTTCTATTTTGGATCTGTGGTAAACCTGTAGAATAGTTACCAGGACCATAACCAAGATATTCAAATGTATGACCTGATGCGCGAAGGACAGAAGGTCTGCGAAGTTCAACTGGAAGAGGTCTAATCTTTTTAATTAATGAAGTCGCACCGTGATTTTCAATTAATGTTCCTAGAGATCCTCTGATTACAGTAATTTCATTATTACCTGATCCAGATAAAGTACTGGATACAATTCTCATTATTTCATTATCGACTTGAATATATGAACCTAATTCAAATCTTCTTGTTGTTCCAATTCCAGAGTTAGGAACTCGAATTGGGAAACTTGTTTGGCTAGTAATATCTGATAGTAGTATTGCCGTTTCATTTTGATAGAATGAAACAGATCTTGATCCTAGATTCTCTCCAGATGAGTCTGCGGTTAGCTCATTTGAAGATAAAACATTTTTAAGAACAAATTTTACTGATCCAACATTTTTACCAGTTACAGAAGTAAATGTATTAATTCCTACTTTTTCATCGACCAAGAAAGATCCAACATTATTATTATTTGAATCTAATACATCAAATCTATTACCAGAAACTAATCCATGAGCTGAAGCACAAACAAAGGTTGTTACCCCAGTTAATGTGTCATATGTGTTAGAATTTACAACGATTGATGGACCACCATTTATAATATATTGACCAACAACTGGGGATCCATCACCAGCTGTTTTTGCAATTGATATTGTTGTTGATGATGGAACTGAAGTTATTCTATAATGATTACTTGCGGTTGTTCCAATACCAGTTAATTGAACAACATTTCCAACTGAGGTAGAAATACCTGCAGTTGTAATAGTCATTCTACCACTTGGAGTTCCACCAATTTGTGTACTGTCAAAATATAGAGTTTCTCCAGTAGCATATGCTGATCCACCAGTAATTACGTCAGCTGATGTTACAGCACCTGAAGAATTAACTGTTACTCTTGCAGTGGCACCTTTCCAACTTGTTAAGATGCTATCACTATAGAGTTTAACATTCTGGTATGTTCCTTGTGAATGTCCACTTCCACCGATCAGTGAAGTATAAGTCACAACTCCAGATAAACCGTGCTCTCTGCTAAAAGTAAGAGTTGCTGAAGTACCACTATCTGATACACCAGATACAATGGGAACAATTCCAAAATAAGTATGAATTTTATCAGCAGTTTCTCTGGTAATACTCTTCTTAAGATCACTGGTAACTACATCACCAAGAGGAGCTCTTTTTGCAAAGGATGCTGCAGCAGGTGGATTATCATCAATATTGTCATTATCCAATTGTGGATATAGATCAACGATACTTTGACTAAATTTTAGATCTGTAAATTCTTCTGGTACTGCATTAGAAGAGTTTACAACATACAGGTAGTATACACCATCTTGTACACTGTAAATATATGGTGTAATAGTTTCATTACGATAAATGTAGAAATTACCTTTATGATCTTTTCTTTCAAATCTAGGTAAAGTAGTACTCCTGTTTGTTACATTATTTGTAAATACTCCAGGAACATGTAAAACATCAAAAATATCTGTTGAAGAATGTGTAAATGTTTTATCGTTGGTTATTGATAGAACTTTAAATGTTCCATTATAACCTTTATTTAATGTTGCGGGAGTATTTGTTGTACTAGATACATTCTTAATTGCAATAATATCATTAACTTTGAGATTATGTGGAATTTCAGAAGTAACTGTAATAATATTAGTTACTGCATTAAACGAGCAAGTTGAAATAAATCTTGGATTTCTATTATAAAGGTAATCACTTGTCGTTAAAGAACCAAGTGTGAAATCAGAATCGCTTCTTGCACCAGTTGCACTAGATTCCTGGATTACAAAAGCTTCATTTGGATCTCTTGCATTTACAACTTCCTTAGGAATTACAAGTCTAACTTTATAAATTTTCTCATCCAAACTTCTTGGATCATTAAATCTCTTGAAGAATGAAACCTGAGTTCTTTCAGTTAGTACAGATGGTCCTAGAATATTAATAGTTTGATAAATTTGGTTTCCAGCATTTACGTGCAAGTACCAAGCAGAATTGGGAATATCAAATTGAATTGGGGAACCAACATCACCTGGATTTTTATCTGATACTCTACTTACAATCTTTAGCTTTGTTCCCTTATAAATTGTAAGAGTTACTGGAGTTGCCGCCTCAGCATTAGTTCTTGAAGATGCAATTTTAATCTGGTTGGCATTAAGTCTAACCGCATAGTAAACCGTATTTTCTTCAACGTTTTCTGGTAAATCTCCATCATCACTAATGATTCTAATTTTTTCACCAGTCTGAATATCGTGTGCTGGGATGGTAAAAATACTACTGGAAGGTTCAGAAGTTGGATATAGTTTTTCTGAATTAATGGTTCCTAACGCAACAGTTGATCCTGCTCCGATTAGGTTATTTACCATGTAAACGTTTGCTTCACTAATTCCGTATCCAACATTAGTGGAGAAATCTACATAGAGTTTATCATTTTTTCTTGCACCAACTCTATATCCCTGTGTAATGACAGGTGGTGGAACATCAGAATTATTAAATCCAAAGAGATATAAGTGACTTGAAATACCTACTGTTTTTGTTTTATTAACATCGAGAGCAATCCAGTCAATATTATTTTCTACTAAAGTAATTGCTCTTGGTGGAATAATTGATGTAATGAAAGCTTTATTATCTTTATCAAATGCATCTGCTTTGAATCCATCTGCAGAAAGTGAGAATTGACCAAAGTTTGAGTTTGAGTTGGTAATCGATGCGTCACCACCAGATCTTACATCGAAGTGTTTGTTAAATCCAATAGCAAAAACAGAAACGACCTGAATGAATGAATCGTTCGAAATTTTAATATGGCTTGGTTGCCAACCCTCTCTATAAACTGCTTCAGAATCTAAGTGATAAACCGTATTAATATTGGTAGAAGAAGATTGTGCAGAAAGATCAGCTCCTGTTACTTTTGTGACTGTAATTCCATCATATACTCTATTTGATTCATTATATTTTACAAATGCACGGTCGTCTTTTTGTAGAGACACAGCAGTAAACTGTGCAACAACCATAGAACGGAAACCTGATGCTTTACTACCATCGGCATGCATACCCTGCATACCCCAAACAGATCTTAGAGATACGTTAAAGACATATGGTGATGCACCAGATACAGTATCAGTTTCAATAGTAACTGATGCGGATGCGGCACTTAATCCTGCTGCAGATCCTGCAGGAAGATTATCTCTTACGAATGGTAATAGATATGTGAATTTCTTAGGATCATTATCATCGACAGTTGCGACTTTTGTTGAGATATTATAATCGTCTACGTTTACTCCACGAATCTTAATTGGTGTTCCAGCGGTTAATCCATGAGCAACTGCAGTTGTAACAGTAACAATTTGCCCAGGTGTTGCACCATCACCAGAGATGATTGCAGAAATGTTTACTGGGTCTGTTGCAAATGCACCAACAATTTCCCATTCTGGGCGCTGTTTTGCAAATCCACCCGATTGGTTTGGATACTTTTGATCAATATCTCTACCAGATGCCAAGTTAAAAGCATTTGATAGTTTGCTATAGTACATATCAAGATCAGTGATGTCATATCCAGTTGGGATATTGACACCATCAGCATACTCAAAGCAAGTTAGCTTATGGTGAGAGAATGTTGGTGTTGATTGATTATTTTCTGAAAAATCAATAGGGTCAGTATAAACTAAACCACTTTCATTACCATCAAAAATAGAGAACTGCCAGAAATAACAAGCACCAGTAATTCTGAAAATGCAACTAGGATCAACTATAGAATCAGTTGGATTTGGTACATATTTTGCACGAATTTTTGTTTTTCTTAAGTCTAATCCAACAAGAGAAGTTCCACGTGGAACTACAATACCACCATATATGCTATTAAACTTATAAAGAATATTAGAAGACTGGTTTAAATCAAAATTAGAAGTGAGGGTTAAACTTAATTCATCTGAAGCAACTGTTTCTGATCCATTAGGAGCAACTGCTTTAGCAACACCAGAAACCGATTTAATACCATAACCAGGTCTGTTATCAATTACGTGTTCTCCTGGGAACAAGAGAATTGTTGTTTTTTCGGTAACGTCGTTATCGTTACCTCTAAAATATGAAAATCTTGCCGATTCTAAAAGAGCTCTTTGAATCGTTTTGAAAGGTTTCGTTAATGAGTTGCCCTGATTATCAATACTGTCAGTAGCATCGAGGTCATTAGGATTTACATAAAGAATACGTCCTTCTGTATTCTTAATAAAGTTCTCTAGTTTATTCAGTGGCATTGGAATATATTATTCTGGAGGATGTCTATCCTTTATTTATCAAGTCAGATCTTCCTCATCATAGACATAATAATCATCGTCGGGCATATCTTCTGGGTTCTCCAACTCAATTGAAAAAAGGCAAGGATGTACCTGTTCGTCTATAAGATAAAAAGAGTTTTTATATAGATCATCTGGTTCAAATGTGCGATTCTTATCTGCTTCTCTACAAAGATCTTGATCGTACAAATGTCCGTCAGGAAGTTCGTCAAACGTGAAAGGAACGTGATTGATAAAGTACATCTTCACAATCATACTGCCGTTATTGTACCAGCAGTATGCGTGATCGATACGATAAGACATAGGAAACTTCCCATATCTTATATTTATTTTTGATAGCGGTGGCGAGATTCGAACTCGCACTGTATTGATTTTAAGTCAACTGCCTGCTGCCGATTGGGCTACACCGCCGATGGGACCATCATAACTCTTGGAGTCGTAATGGTCAAGTGCCCGTTGCGTGGATCGAACACGCCTAAATTCGATTATGAGTCGAGTCCTTTCACCAGATAGGTAAACGGGCAGGTACGAGTGCCTGGATTCGAACCAGGTCAAAGCCGCTAATCTGGCGGAAAGAGTTTATAAGACTCCTCTGACTACCAAGTCTCACTCGCTTCTGCGTTTATGATGCTTCGTTATTACACTCAGTGTGTATTCGTACAAAGTCATCATCCGCAGGTATCATAACTGCTGCCTGCCCATTCTCGTTGATTATACCTAATCGCTCTCCGTTCTCAACACGTTCCATCAGTTCATCAAACCTCTCTTGAAATTCTTCCACCGTGAAAACTTCCATTCGTTTCTTTTTCGATATTTATATTATAGCATCACTCGCCGTAAATGGCAAGATCAGCATACTCAATCTGTTCAGGGTCAAGTTGAGCAGTGACAACTTCCAGTACGTTCATAAACTCTTCAACAGTATCACATTCAACCAGGCGCTCATTACCTTCATCACTAATCAGTAGGAAAGTACGAGTACAAACATCAATTACAATACCCAGTACGCTTTCTTGTGTGATGCTCATTAGGTGGTTCCGTTGATTACCCCCATATTATAGAGGGTCTTGGGTGAGGTGTCAAGTCTTCAGTTAAGAGCTTTAACTTCAACGGCAAAGTCCAACGCATCAGCACCTGGTTCGTTAATAGTCACCACTTGAGTTGTATTATAGTTTCTATAATAATCTCTCCAAGCACCACCACTAAAAATAAATCCATTAGTAACAGTTCTCCAAGATCCCAAATGAAAAACATTATTTGTAGTTATAGTTCTCCATGCACTTAGGTGAAAAACAAATAAACCTCTTTTTATCCTCTGCCCAAAAACTGAAGCAGCATAAGGATATAAAGTAGCTCCACCCAAAACTGTTGATCCTGCATTGATTGTTGCTTGGGCAGCTTGTGGATTTAATGGCGAAAAAGAAGCAATTGGAAATGGATTAGCAATTGGATTAACAAGACCTTGAAATCGAATATCTTGCCATTCAATAACATAGTCTGTATTTGTGGTTGCAGTAACGTTAACTTCAGTTCCAGTAAATCTTGTTGGTGAATTATTTCTCTGTGGTGCTGGATCTGGTAAAACACTTATGTTTGTTGTGTAATGAGATGTTCCAGTAGCACTACTTGCATCAACATAATTTTTGTAAATATTATAAGTCGTACCACCAGGTCCTAATCCCTGAAACCCCATTCGATAAAAATTACCAGCACTACTACAAGCAGAAAATCGAATGCTAGTTGTTCCAGCGTTAACTCTTAATCTAAAGTTACCTGCTGTTGGTTCGTAAAAAAATGCTGCCATTATTAAACGTAATAATTTTCAGGAGATGGTTCTTCTGGCCAAAAAGCATCATCTATTTGCCATTCATATTCATCAATATTAATCGTTTCTGGCATATCTCTTAATGCCTGGCGATAATTTTTAAATTCTTCACTTAATGTTAATCCCTTTTCTAATGCTACGGTGACAACCCAATCAGTTGAATTCAACAAAAGTAGTCTTTTTGATTTTATAACTTCAATTTTAGTAATTCTTTCTTGAATTTTTTCTTCTTCAGTGAATTCGACATGAGAATATGTTTTTGTAACACTATTATCTGAATTAATAATCCATTCTTCAAATGGATTAGTCACGATTTTATATCCTTTTCTTTGCTCTATGTGAGACTCGTGAATTCTTCTCCACCCCTCATTATAGAAGAGGTAGTCATCACAAACATAAGCTTTATTTTCGTAATACCATCCAGGATGTGGTAATTCTTTTTCTTGTTCTGGATTCCAATAAAATTTAGAACCTTGTTCGTAATTATATTCTTGAGTATATGCTGGGAGAATATCTGGTTTCCAATATTTTTGTTGTAATTGTTGATCAAACTGCCAAGACATTTATATACCTCAAAATTATAATTTTAACATATTTATTGAATAAAAATCAATACTGATACCAAATATCACCATTGTTTCCACCACTTGCACCTGCTGTAGAAACCGTTCTTGTTCCGTAAGCATTACTTGTTGATGCAATATTAATGGTTGTTCCAGAAGAAACAGTAATTGGGTTTGTTCCACCATAACTGGTTTGGTTAACTGTAATCGTAACGTTTGTTGAACCTTGTAGACCCTGGTTTCCAAATGATCCCTGAGCACCTTGAGTTCCTTGTCCACCAACTCCACCAAAAGCACCTTGTAAACCTTGAAGACCTTGACGTCCTTGAGTTCCTTGAGCACCTTGAGCACCATTTCCACCAAATAAACCTTGAGTACCTTGAGCACCTATTCTTCCTTGAGCACCTTGAGCACCTTGTGCTCCAGTGCCACCAAATTGGCCTTGAATACCCTGAGCACCTATTAAACCTTGAGCACCTTGAGTTCCTTGTCCACCAACTCCACCAAAAGCACCTTGAAGTCCTTGAGCACCTATAGAACCTTGAATACCTTGAGCACCTTGTGCTCCAGTGCCACCAAATTGGCCTTGAATACCTTGTCTTCCTTGAGCACCTTGAGCACCTTGAGCACCTTGAGCACCAGCACCTGGAGATCCTTGTAAACCTTGTCTACCTTGAGCACCCTGAAGTCCTTGAATTCCTTGAGCACCTTGAGCACCAGAACTACCAAGTATGCCTTGAAGTCCCTGTAATCCTTGAGTTCCTTGAGCACCCTGAGCACCAACACCACCAAACGTTCCTTGAACACCTTGAAGACCTTGAGCACCTTGAGCACTTAAACCACCTTGCAGTCCCTGAGCGCCTTGTCTCCCCTGAGCACCTTGAGCACCTGCACCTTGAAGACCTTGTAATCCTTGACGTCCTTGAAGACCTTGAGCACCTTGGGTTCCTTGAGCACCAATATTTCCTTGAATACCCTGAGCACCTTGAGTGCCCTGAGCACCTTGGGCACCCACACCACCAAATGTTCCCTGAGCACCTTGTAAACCTTGAGAACCTTGAGCTCCCTGTGCTCCCTGTGCTCCCTGAACACCCGAACCTTGTACACCTTGAGCACCCTGTCTTCCTTGAAGACCCTGAGCACCTTGAGTGCCCTGAGCACCTTGAGCACCACCAGATCCAGATAAACCTTGAAGACCTTGTAAACCCTGAGATCCTTGTGCTCCTTGGGCTCCTTGAATGCCTTGAGCACCCTGTCTTCCTTGAAGACCTTGAGCACCTTGGGTTCCTTGAGAACCTTGCATTCCTTGAGTTCCTTGAGCACCTTGCCCACCAACACCACCAAATTGCCCTTGGATACCTTGAGCACCCTGTAGACCTTGGGTTCCCTGCAATCCTTGAATGCCTTGAGCACCCTGTCGTCCTTGAAGACCCTGAGCACCTTGAGTTCCTTGAGCACCTTGTAGTCCTTGTGTGCCTTGAGCACCCTGGGCACCTACACCACCGAAAGTTCCTTGTAATCCTTGAGCACCCTGTAGACCTTGAGTTCCTTGAGCGCCTTGTGCTCCTTGAGTTCCTTGTGCTCCTTGAGTTCCTTGGAGTCCCTGGAAACCTTGAGTTCCTTGAAGACCCTGCAATCCTTGGCGACCTTGAGCACCCTGTAAACCTTGAGATCCCTGAAGACCCTGTAATCCTTGAAGACCTTGAGTTCCCTGAGCACCTTGAGCACCTATAGAACCAAAAGTACCTTGTGATCCTTGAGCACCTTGAAGTCCTTGATTTCCTTGTAACCCCTGAGTTCCCTGAGCACCTTGGGTTCCCTGCAATCCTTGTAATCCCTGATTTCCTTGTAAACCTTGAGTACCTTGAGCGCCTTGAGCACCAGTTCCACCAAAAGTGCCTTGAGTTCCCTGTAAACCTTGCAATCCCTGAGTTCCCTGGGCACCCTGCAATCCTTGGCGACCTTGAGCACCCTGTAAACCTTGAGTTCCCTGAGCACCTTGTAGTCCTTGCAACCCTTGAGTTCCCTGAGCACCTTGGGCACCAGTAGTACCATCTGTTCCTTGTAAACCTTGTCTACCTTGTAAACCTTGTAATCCCTGAGTTCCCTGAGCACCCTGAAGTCCTTGAGTTCCCTGCAATCCCTGGAATCCTTGAGTTCCCTGAAGACCCTGCAAACCTTGGCGACCTTGAGAACCCTGAAGACCTTGAGTTCCCTGCAATCCTTGGAAACCTTGGACTCCTTGGAGACCTTGGAGACCTTGGAGACCTTGGGTTCCCTGTAATCCTTGTAATCCCTGATTTCCTTGTAAACCTTGAGTTCCTTGAGCACCTTGGGCACCAGTTCCACCAAAAGTTCCCTGTAAACCTTGAGCACCCTGTAAACCTTGAGAACCCTGAAGTCCCTGTAATCCTTGAAGACCTTGAGTTCCTTGAGTTCCTTGCAATCCTTGGAAACCTTGAACACCTTGAAGTCCCTGTAATCCCTGAAGACCTTGAGTTCCTTGTAATCCTTGTGCTCCTTGTAAACCTTGAACACCTTGCAATCCTTGGGCACCTTGAGAACCTTGAAGACCAGTAAATCCGCTAAGACCTTGAGTTCCTTGAGCACCTTGCAATCCTTGAATGCCTTGTAATCCCTGAAGACCCTGAGTTCCCTGAGCCCCTTGTGTTCCTTGAGCTCCTTGTAGCCCCTGAGAACCTTGAAGTCCTTGTAATCCCTGAAGACCTTGAGTTCCTTGAGTACCCTGTAATCCTTGGGCGCCTTGAGTTCCCTGAGCACCTTGTGTTCCTGTATCTCCACCTAGACCTTGAGTTCCTTGAAGACCTTGTAAACCTTGGGTTCCTTGTAAACCTTGAGTTCCTTGTAAACCTTGAGTTCCTTGAGCGCCTTGTGCTCCCTCCATTCCTTGAACACCTTGTGTTCCTTGAGCACCTTGCGCTCCCTCCATTCCTTGAACACCTTGTGTTCCCTGAAGACCTTGTAAACCTTGTAAACCTTGTGCTCCCTGGAGACCTTGACCAGCGAATAATCCATCAAGACCCTGGACACCTTGCAATCCCTGGATTCCTTGTAAACCTTGAATTCCCTGCAATCCCTGAACACCTTGGGCACCTTGAAGACCAGTTTCTCCGAGTGCTCCTTGAAGACCCTGTAGACCTTGAATTCCCTGCAATCCCTGAACACCCTGGCCACCCTGTAAACCAGTATTTCCAGATTCTCCTTGTACTCCAGTTCTTCCCTGAGTTCCTTGAAGACCTTGTGTTCCTTGCCCACCAACACCACCAAATAAACCTTGAGAACCTTGGAATCCAGCTAAACCTTGAGATCCCTGAGTTCCTTGTGCTCCTTGAGCTCCAACAGCACCAAAAGTTCCTTGAGAACCTTGAGCACCTATAGATCCCTGTAAACCTTGAGCACCTACACCACCAAAAGTTCCTTGATTCCCCTGTAAACCTTGGGTTCCTTGTCTACCTTGAGTTCCTTGAGCACCCTGAGCACCTACACCACCAAATAATCCTTGAATTCCCTGAAGACCTTGAGTTCCTTGAGTTCCTTGAGCGCCTTGTGCTCCAGTGCCACCAAAAGCACCTTGAAGACCTTGTAAACCTTGAAGACCTTGAGTTCCTTGAGCCCCAACACCACCAAATAAACCTTGAGTACCTTGAGCACCCTGTGTTCCTTGTGCTCCTTCTGTTCCTTGAGTTCCTCCAGCACCTTCTGTTCCTTGAATTCCTGTTCTACCCTGAACACCTTGAGTTCCTTGGGTTCCTTGTGCGCCTTGAGCTCCACTATCTCCAAAAGTTCCTTGAAGACCTTGGGCACCTTGCATACCTTGTAGACCTTGAGTTCCCTGTGCTCCAAGAGCACCAGATAAACCCTGAGATCCTTGAGAACCTTGCAATCCTTGAGTTCCTTGTGCTCCTTGAGTGCCTTGTGCCCCAGTTCCACCAAAAGTACCTTGTGATCCTTGAGCACCTTGTGATCCTAAAGTTCCTTGGAGACCTTGCGTTCCTTGAGTTCCTTGGAGTCCCTGAAGACCTTGAGCACCTTGTAATCCCTGAACACCTTGAGTTCCTTGAGTACCTTGTGCCCCAGTTCCACCAAAAGTACCTTGTGATCCTTGAGCACCTTGTAAACCTTGGCGTCCTTGTCCTCCCTGAAGACCTTGCAAACCTTGAACACCTTGAGTTCCTTGGGCACCTTGCATTCCTTGAGTGCCTTGAGTTCCCTGAGTTCCTTGTGAACCTGTTGAACCGCTAGAACCCTGAGTTCCTTGTCTTCCTTGAGTTCCTTGTAAACCTTGGTTTCCTTGAGTTCCTTGAGACCCCTGAGCACCGTCAGCCCCTTGTGTTCCCTGATTACCTTGTAATCCTTGAGCACCCTGACCACCAACTCCACCAAATAATCCTTGAGATCCTTGAGTTCCTTGGGCACCCTGTAATCCTTGAGTGCCTTGAGCACCTTGCAAACCTTGCAGACCCTGAGTTCCTTGTCTTCCTTGCAATCCTTGAAGACCTTGAACACCCTGAAGACCTTGAGCTCCCTGAAGACCTTGTAAACCTTGCAGACCTTGAACGCCCTGAGGACCAGGATCTCCAATATTTCCTTGGACACCTTGAGCACCCTGAATTCCTTGAGCTCCTTGAATACCTTGAGCACCCTGAGCACTTTGTGGTCCTTGAAGACCCTGAGTTCCCTGAAAACCTATACCTTGAGAACCCTGTAAACCTTGAGCACCTTGTAAACCTTGAGTTCCTTGAGCACTTAATCCACCCTGAGTTCCCTGAGCACCCTGAGCACCTTGCAGACCCTGTAATCCTTGGAGGCCAGTCCCGCCAAATTGACCTTGAGTTCCTTGGGCGCCCTGTAAACCTTGCCCAGCAAAATCACCAGGAATACCTTGAGCACCCTGGGTTCCTTGCCCACCTTGCGCTCCTTGTGCTCCTTGTGCTCCTTGAGCACCCTGCGCTCCTTGAATACCTTGTGCGCCTATCCTCCCCTGCGCTCCTTGTGCTCCTTGTGCTCCTTGTGTTCCTTGAGTACCCTGACCTGCAAATTCACCAGGAATACCTTGAGCACCTTGGGTTCCCTGTGCTCCCTGCGCCCCAGCAGAACCTTGAGTACCCTGAGCACCCTGACGACCTTGAATACCTTGTGCGCCTTGAGCACCTTGTGTACCTTGTGCTCCTTGTGTACCTTGAGCACCCTGCGTTCCCTGTAGACCTTGAACCGTTAGTTCTAAACTAGGAACCCAATATCTTTTTCCAGTATAAAAATTATTATTTGTACCATCATCAACTGCAGTGAGAACATACTGATCTCCTGCAGGATATGGATTTGCTCCAACAGAAGATACTCCAACACGAGGATCTCCTAAGTCTGGTTCTGCTTGTTCCAGGCCAAGAAATTCGTATCTATCCGAAGTGATACCTGTTTGTGGTAATCTTTTTTCTCTTCCAGAAACAAGTCTTCCCATATTTACCTATTATTGCTTTGCTGTTTCAAGAACACTCAAAACGAGTTCTAATACATTATTAGCATTACACTGAATCTTTATAACATCATTAGTTTCTAAAACAAGTCTTCCATCAGGAACTAAATTTAAACTATCACTAGCTGGAATTGGTGCAGAACTAGCAAATTTATAATCCGCTTTTGGCTCTGAACTTCTAGAATGTACCGCAGTTACATTAAATGTAGTACCTGCAGTTGATACATTTGTTACTTGTGAAAGAATAATAATTGAAGCAACACCAATAGGGCAAGTATAAATTCCAACAAGGTCTGTTGTAACTCCTACTCTAAGTGTTCTAAATTTATTAAGTGCAATTGCTGCCATATTATCTACTTAATCCAAGAATTAAAGGTGTTACTGTATTTAATAGACTTTGACTAAATGCTCTACCAGAAATAGTACCTGTTAATTGGTTAATAACGATATCATCTCCAATTTGGAAGTTTCCTGCTTGGTTTGTACTTGTATAAACAACTTGACCACCGTTTACTTTTGTTACTTCATTTTCTTGAATTGTAACTCCACCCAGAGCAGGTTTTGCTGTGAAGATATTTGTTCCAGCACCAACCCACTCAAGTGATATAGAAGTTGCAATTTGAAGACTTAATCTAGAAAAATAAACTGTAGTTCCAGCACCTAGTGTATTATTTAGATTGGTATTCAGAACGATAGTGGAGATACCAGCACTAGGTAAAGTTGCAGATTCAATAGTATAATAAATTGGACTCATTATAGATGTAGCAGCTGCTCCTACACCACCTCCACCAGTAAAAGTAACTATTGGTGGATTTAAATATTGATTACCTGTACTAATTACATCAACCGAAACCACTCTTCCAGTCTCATCAATATTAGAAACAGCTTCTGCAGTAATTCCATTAGGACCTTCTGGAGCAGAAAGTGTTACATTTGGTGGAGTTGTATATCCACTACCACCATCATTAACCTTTACACTTTGAACAGAATAGAATAAGTCCCCAAAATAAAGTGCTTGTCCGTCATATGGTCTTTGTGATCCTATTCCTGTAACAACTATTACATCTTGTTCTAATTCCGCTTCTTGGACAATTTCGCCAGTATAACGATATATTGACTTAGTGTTACTATCTCCAACACCATTTGAGTATAGACCATAATTTCCAAAAGATGCGTTTGAGTTTGTAATATCGCATTGTCCACCAGATGATGTGTAAATTGCAATATCATCACAAATAGTAAAGATGGAAACCAACTGAGAATATGCACCGTTGGTAATTGAAACTCCAATACCACCTTGATTGTATTGAGTGTAAGAGTCAACTGACATTGTTCCAGTAACACCAATATCAGTTTCATCGCCAGGTTCTGCATTAAAACCATCAACTTTCATTCCAATACTATCTTGGATAAAATTAGTTGCGTTTCTAATATATGGACCTTGCGTAATTGGACCAACACCTTTTGAGAATGGAGGATACACAACACCACCAGCAACATAAGTATGTGGAATTGTAGAAGCACCAACTCTTACTGTGAACTCATCTATTCCTGGAGTTTTCAGAACTTCAAACGCATATCCTTCGTTACCTGTAGGATATATTGTTGTAGTTCCTGCACCACTTGAGCAAGCAAACTCAAGATTATAGAGAGTCATAAAGTCACCCTTTCTAACTCTAATACCAGGTGCCGTAACTGTTGTTAATCCAGTAATATGATCGTATTGTGCATTGAATACATCAAATGCTCTATTAACAACATATCCACCATATTCATAAATGTGTGGAATTGTTGAAACACCAACGTAAATATCAAAAGAACCGTCTGGATATAGTTTTTCTACATAAAACTCATATCCGTTTGCTCCCGATGGGAATGCTTGAGTTGAAGTTGTAATTCCATTTGAAGAGCAGGAGAATATTAAATCTCTTATTTCAACAACATCACCTTTCTTGACGTAGAAGTTGGGGCAGAAAACTTGCGTTCTTCCACTTGTATTATCATAATATGCAGTAGAAACTCCAGCAACTCTTTCAAATCCAGCGCCACGATTTCCTGGATATGAAGTTGTGATGCCTGCTTCAGATCCCAGTCCAACAATTGTTGTAACAACCCCAACACAAGAACGTAATGCAGATGTTACATCTTGGCAAGAATTAATTGCATTATTAAATCCTGTAAGAGGATCTGCTTGCATTGCAAGATCTTTGACTTGGAAGAATTCTTTCTGGAAGTTTTCATACTTTTGAACAGTTCCACCAGAAAGATATGCATGAGGAATTACTGTCTTACCACCAACAAAACTAAATGTATTTGGTCCAACTACAGATTTAACTGGGAATACATATCCAAATGTTCCGTCTGGGAAAATATTAGTTGTATAATTTGCAATTAGTTCACCACCAGTGACATAATTATGTGCTATAGAAGAAACTCCAACGTTGATTTTAACCTTATTAGAAGTATAAAGAGTTGGGAAACTACTTAAGTTACCGTTGGTAATAGTATTTGTAAGAATACCAATTAGATTATCAATATTGCTTCTGACATCAGCACAAGATGCAGGATCTGTATTAAATCCAGTTGCTGGATCTGGTGTAATGGTTAGATCTTTTTTGTTAAGGAGATTATTGATTGCCAATTTGGCATAATCCCTAACAGCATTAAATGCTGTAATTGATTCCGCTTCTTCTCCAACTAAACCATTAGAAATTGGAGACCCGTTGGCATCAAAATATGCTCTAGCTGCTTCACGAATATGCTTATTAGTTCCAAACCTAAGATCTTTTATAAGAGCATCAACAATGTATCCAATATCCCTTCTACACTTATTTTCACCAGCAACAAAAATACCACGATTGATTGTGATGCCATTTAGATAAGTTGTTGTACCATAGAACAGAGTATTAGTAACAATTTCAGTTAAAGTATTCAGAGCTGCTTGAACGTTTGCACAAGAAGATGGGTTTACATTACTGTTTGTTAATGGATCTGGAGTGATGGTTAAATCTTTAATTGTCAATTGATTAGTGAGAGCTTGTTTCATCAACTCCCTAGCTTGGGCAAAAGCATAGTTTGATTCTGTCACTTCTCCTTGCAAACCATTGGAAATTAAATTGCCAGTTGTTGCATTAAAATACTGCTTAATAAACTCAATAGTGTAAGAATTACCACCAGTAAATAGGTCTATTGATAGTGCATCAACAAAATATCCAAGATCTCTCTTACACTTATTTTCTGTTGTGCCAATTGATGGATAGTTTGCAACAGTTGCATTCCAAGCACTGTTTACAATCTCAGTTTTATTTTGCTGAATTAATCTATAAGCATCTCTATATCTGGAGAATCTTGTAGTTTGAACATCATTTGGGAAATAGAAATCTGAATGAGCAATGGCAATTGCTGCCAGTGATTTATCCATAATCTCAATTTTGTTCGCTTGAATCAAATTAGAAGCATCAACATACCTATTATCATTTGTGGCAATTACTTGGAAATCATATCCATTGTTACCTGATGGGAAGTATGAAGTTGAAGGTCCGCCGCCACTATCACAAACCCAAACAAGATTTTCAATTCTAACTTTCTTACCTGGTTCAATATACATTCCTGGGTCAGTATTTGTCCCCAATCCAACAGTTACAATAGTAGTGATTCCTGTTGATGCATCATAAGATGCTGTGGAAATTCCAAACTTGGGAGTGTAAACTCTAGCGGCGGTTCCACCAGTTACATAAGTATGAGGCAATGTAGAAGTTCCTACATTAACAGTAAATGTATTTGAATCAATAATATCAAGAACTGTAAAATCATAACGATAGTTTCCTGATGGGAAGTATGAAGTTGAAGGTCCGCCACCACTATTACATTCAAAGACTAAATTCTCTAATTTAACTCTATTACCAGATTGAATTGGTAATGGGCTTTCTGTAGTAATAGAAGTAATCCCAGAAATTTCATTATAAACTGCGGTTACAACTCCAATAGATATTCCTGGAGAATTTTCTGGGCAGTGGAACAGTAAATTCTCAATTTTAACAGGGTTATTAACAGACAATCCGTGATTAATTGCAGTGATTGTAGTAATACCAGTTGCAAAATCGTAGGTGGCATCTACAACAGTTGTTCCTAAGCCAACAGGATAACCACCCCAAGTACAATTATTAATAACAGCTCTTGCAACATTGAAAGAATAATCAAAAGTTGCGATTGTTTGGTCAACTTCACCAGGATTTTTGAGGATCTGTGGGATTAAATTCCAATTATCATCAAAATATGATTTTGCTGCCCCAACACACTTAGAATTACCACCTCTAGTAATATCAAAAATTACTGCTTTCCAAACATCTTTTACATCATCCGAACAATCTTTACTTTCTAGTGTAACTCCAAAACGTACACCTGGAGCAACAGATGTTGATGCTGCCCCAATCATTTCTGTTACAATTCCAACCAATTGCTTAACAGTTGTTCCAACACCAACACATCCACCAGAAACTTGAATAACTGATGGGTTCTTAAATTGTGTAATACTACCAACTCCAGATTGATAAGAAATTGTTGGGGTTAGGTTATTAATAACATGAGTTGCAATACCAGCAGCATAGTCAAGTGCAGCAATAGTTGCTTGTTGAGTTGCAATTCCAGTAATATGAATTAAACCACCACTGCTATTAAAATATGAATATCCAGCACCAATAGATTTTTTGTTACTATTTGCCTTAAGGTCGTTTGATACTGCAGTAAAAACACTTACAATATCTTCTTTGCAGTTAGTATAATCACCACTCGAAAGAGTGAATCCATATCCAACTGGAGATGTTAAGAATCCGACTGCCTCTGCTGCAATATAATTTAAGTTATTATCAATTAATCTAGCAGCATCCTGCTCTCTGTGACTACCTGCAAAACCACTGAATCCACTTGTTAGGAATCCAACTGATTCTCTAGCGATGTAATCAAGATTCAAACGAAGCATTCTAGCACCATCAAAGAATCTATCGGTTGCCACACCAGAAAGTGCTTGAAGAGCAATAATAGCGGCACCATTAGTCATTGGTTGACCAATAAAACTTACGTCAGTAATATGGCACCCATTGTTTACATAGAAGAAATCTCTATCTGGGAATCTTGGGGTTAATACACAGTTACGGAGTTCAGTACCTTCAACAGCAACTGTTTTTTTAAGAACAATCGGATTATCTTCAATGTAAGTTCCTGGGAAAACTTTAATCGTGTCTGCAAACTGTGCAACTGCCGCTGCTGCTTTAATAGTTCTCTTTGGATAATTTTCGGCTAAACCAGTGTTATTATCATTACCAGTCTGAGAAACATAAATTGTTTTTCCAACTGGGCGATAAGCATCTACTTTTACAACACCCTTTCCTGGATTTTGAGTTCCTGTAATATCAACACCGATCCCAGGAACTAATTGTGTAACAATGCCAACTAAATTAACACCATCTCCAAAATATGCATTAGCCTGTACATTATTTCTAGATTCTAATTCACCAGCGATGATTAAACCTGTTGCATCCACTTGTACTGCTTCTACAGTAGAGACTGTTGAAGGTCCAGTAACACTTAATTGTGTTACAGATGCAATACCACCAATAACATCAATAGATGTGGAAGCAATACCAACTAAAGATCCAACAAACTGTGAAGCAGTTGCAACTCCAGTTAATGATAATGAAGTTGCGTTAATAATATTTTGAGTAGATACTCCACTTACACTTAAGGAAGTGACAGATGCAATACCACCAATAACATTAACAGATGTTAAAGCAGTTCCTGCAAGATTTCCGACAAAGTTTGTTGCGGTTACTACACCAGAAACATTAATTCCTGTTGCGTTAGTTGCGGTTAAAGTTGAAACACCACTTACGTTTAGACCAACTACATCAGCAACTCCACCAATAACATTAATCGATGTTAATGCAGTTCCTGCAAGATTTCCAACAAATTCTGTTGCAGTTACTACACCAGAAACATTAATGCCAGAAGATTCAACTGCAGTTAATGTACTTACCCCAGATACGGTTAATTCTGATACATATGCTACTCCACCAATAACATCAATAGAAGTAGTTGCCGTTCCTACAAGATCACCATAGAATTGTTGTGCAGTTGCAATTCCAGTTACAAATAATTCAGAAGCTGTAGTTAATCCTAAAGTTGTAACTCCACTAACACTTAATTGAGTTACTGAAGCAATGCCACCAATAACATCTATTGCTGTTGAAGCAATACCAACAAGATTGCCATAAAATTGAGATGCTGTGGCAATACCTGTTACAAATAATTGAGATGCTGTAGTTAATCCTAAGGTCGTAACTCCACTAACACTTAATTGAGTTACTGAAGCAATGCCGCCAATAACATTAATCGATGTAGTTGCAGTCCCAAGAAGATTGAAAGCATCAATTGCAGTTAATGCTGTGCCTACAAGATCTCCATAGAATAAAGATGCAGTTGCAACCCCACTTATAAAAAGTTGATTTGCACTTGCAATCCCAAGTGTAGAGAAACCAGATACATTTAGATTTGTTATATCAGCAAATCCACCAATAACATCTATTGCTGTTGAAGCAATACCAACAAGATTGCCATAGAAATCTTGTGCTGTAACTATTCCTACAAAGAAACCGTTATTTCCTACATCTAAATTATCACCAACATCCAAACTATTGCCAACATTTAAGAAGTTTGCAATATTCGCACTTCCACCAATGTTTAAATTCTTTTCAATGCCAACACCACCCTCTACAACTAAGGCACCAGTGTCTTTATCAATTGATTGAGTTACGCTCTCAACTTTTGTATCACCAGTAACTCTCAATATATCATCAATGATTGTAATTCCTGATGTGGAGTTTAGATTAAGATCTCCAATACTAGTATCAATAGTGTTATCGTTACCAACACCTATTCTTATATTACCAATATATGATTCACTAAATGGGAGTCCATTAATACCAAGATATGCCCCATATGCAGTATCTGGAATAATTCCTGTAGCAAAAGTAACTTGCTGAGTAAATGTAGATATACCAGCAACGGTTAGATTTGTTAAAATATTAGTTTCATTTTCAGAAGAATTGAGAACCAAATTGCCATTTGAAGTCGTAATGACATTTGGGTCGAATCCAACACCTAACTGAAGATCTGCAGCATATACACCTTTATCTGCATAAACTTCATTATTAAATGTTCCAACTCCAGCTACATTTAAATTCCCAGTTACATCAAGACTATCATCAATTAAAGTTAATCCGCCAATATAAGTTTCACCTTTAATCGAAGCACCAAGACCAACTCTAAGTGAAGCTCCAATAATTGCTGCTCCACCAACATCAAGGTTTGTGGAAAATCTACCATCACCAATAACTTCTAATGAATATTGTGGGTTATTGGTGTTAATACCAACGTTAGAAAATCTGTAAACGTTTAATCCATTGTAATCCCAATAATCTGTTACAAGGATATCAGCAATGTCTACATTTGATGGATTTACAAAAGCCTCTACACTATCTATTGAGACTCCATTACTTCTTCCCGTTCTAAAATTTAATCCCCTATAAGAAGAAATTCCAAGTAAAATTCCATCATTGTAAACAAAAATACCCTGGTTAATTGATGGAGTAATAGTTGTCCATCTGATTCCATTGGAATCTTTTGATAGATAGGCACCAATAACACCATCATCATTAGAAGAATCGAAAATATCATTTTTAATTTTTATACTTCCACCAATATCCAGATTTTGTTCTGGATTTGTCGAACCAATGCCAACCTTACCAGTTAGACCATCAGCATTAAATTTTGAAATTCCTCCTTTTGGTCCTACTGTAAATAATTCAGATACATTTAAAAGTCTAACTGCTAAACTATCATCAATCGTTACATCATTTTGGAAAAAAGCATTTCCTTGGAATGTTGCAATTCCAGAGACGTTAATATTATTGAACCTTGTCTGCTCTTCTTTTTCAAAGTCATAATATAATCTACCGTAAATATAAACGTCTTTATAAAAACGGGAATTTTCGTTGAAAAATGTTTCTTGACCAAAAGTAGATTCTGCCATATTAGAAAAGTTTCAAAGCTCCGCCTGTTAATTCCCCAATAATATCTGCACCCACATAAGTTCCAGCAAAAACTTGCTCTAAAAATGTAGATCCTTTTGGTGCAAGATTTCCCGTTAAAGCATCACACGATGCTTCATTTCCTTGTATTAGAAATCTTCCACCAGTCTTTATTTTTACATCCTTACCAGCATTTAAATTGATATCTTCATCAGCATCAATTGCAATTTTACTTCCCCTAATTCTAACCTGCCCATTTTTTTCTGCTGTTATACAAATATCACCATTTCTACCAACAATGGTGATATCAACACCAGTTGATTTCGATTTTTGACCAGCAATGATTTCAATCGATTGGTCATTATAGATTTTATACAGTCCCCCTTCACTTAAACCAGTAATACAAACATCTTTGTTATCAGTAACCGCATATAAGTTATAAATGTCAGTACCATTTGCCCCCATAGAGGGATTATTCATGTCCAACCTAAATTTTGGACCAAAAGATTGTATACTTCTTTGATGCCAATTTTGTTTTGATAGGGGTCTTTGTGCCATTTATTTCGTAATACAATCGATAACTTGTTTGATATCTCCTTGGGGTTTTGTATCAAGATTTGGTTTAAGTATTGCCCCAGTTCCAGTTGCACTTAACACTGTAAGTACTGGAGAATCATTTAGATCTACAGTATTTATTGGAGTAACTTTAATGATAGAACCATTAAAGATTTGAGCACTATAAGTATTTCCAAGATTATCAATTACACTATCCCCATCACCATATCCACTACCAGGATCAATAACATCAACACCTGTTACAACATACGAATCAACATCTCCAACTGGATAATTTTCTCCTTCAGAAATTAGGTAAATTGCAACTACTTTTCCATTATCATCAATAATAGATCTTGCAACCGCGCCATATCCTTGATTGCAATTATCAACAATTTCAACAAATGGTGGGAACTCGTAACCAGATCCAGAATTAGTTACTCTTATTCCAATTAAACTACCAGTTCTATTTCTACCTGTTCCAACGATAGCACCTAATAATGGAATCGCAGTACATCCTTCTCCACCCCCACCAAAGATATTAATAGTTGGTGGACTACAAACTAATGGCGGTCCAGTGTAGCATCCACCAAGAGGACTAGTGGTTTTTGGATTTTTAGTTCCAGAATTAAATATATCAAATCCCGAAGTTAAGCTAGAAGCAGCATTGGCGGCAGAAGATGCTAACGATGCTGCAGTGTTAGCACTTTTGAGAATCTCAGAAAAAGGTGTTGGTGGAACATTTTTTGGACCAGACCCAATAACCCATTGAGAAACTCCCCCTCCACCTGATTTTGAAGCAGATTGACCACAATTTAGGGCATCTGAAATACCAGCGATTCCTCCAATCCCAGATCTTAATGTATTTCCAACACTAAATCCACCAAAGAATTTTAAAATATTTTGAACTCCACCGATTGCTGAAGATAATCCACTTGAAATCTTTCCAATAATATCATTAATCATTGATCCAACAAATTGATTTGCGGCACACGTAACAAAGTTTGAAACATTATCAACCAGTGATTTCAAGATAGATTTAACAACATTACCTAATCCACCAATAATTGAATTTGTTATACAGGGTATTGTTCCTTCCAATGCTTTTACAGGAGGAACCATTGCAGTTTGTGCAGCAACACCAGCTAAATGAGCAGCTGCTGGATTTGCTGTAGCAGCAAGAACAATTGCATAAACTTGCTTGTAAAGAAGTTGCAACCCTTTATTTAATAGTGGAGCGATCTTTTTGAAAAGATCATTTACCATTCCACCAACCAACCCACTTGCAATACCTTGAATTTTTGTGGTTACTCTATCAATTTCTCTATTGATAACTCCTTTAACATAATCAACAGAATTTGAAATATTTGTAGTTAAATTTTGAACAGTGTTTATTAAACTACTAACTTCAGATCCAATTTTATTCACTGCAGAAGGTGCGGTGCTTGCCAACTGTACTGTATCACCAATGGCACTAAAATATGAAATTTCACCTTGCCCTAAAGATGATGCTTGTTTTGGTGAAACGTGTCGTGGTGATTTTTGAGAATCTGCATTCTGCTCATTTGATTCACCTTTCTTCAAAGTTCCATTTGGTGCTTTTATTTTATCAGTGTAACCAGTAAAAGCTTGGAATGGATTTGCATAATCTTTTGATGGAACTTGGGAAGTTCTACCAAAGGTTCCCATAATAACTGGCAATTGTGCATTATCACCATCTAAGAAAAATCCAAATACAACATCTCCTGGTTGCAATTTAACGTCTGTTGCCACGTTTGCTGCACCAGACCCAGCGGTTGTGGGAATCAAGCATTGTGCATATGGCAGATCTTCATTTGGTAAATCTACTTCACTATATGGATGATATCCCATAATGCGAACTTTATATCTATTCCCCCACCCAGATCCAGATGCTTGCCCTCCCTGAGATCCTATAGGTGGAATTTGACCGATCCACCAACGAAACCCGTCTCTTCCTAAAAAATTACTTTTAAGCAGCGATTCATCAATCATTTACTCTCTCTTGCCTCTACGTTTTGCCCAAAAGTATCACGAACTAATTTCAACGAAGTATATGAATTTTCAGTGTCAAAATGATGACACAATTCCTTTATCATATATAGACCGCTTTGCTCCTTGTCGAATTCTTTTGCATCTGATCTAGAGACTCTGGGAAATTGACATTCAATAATATCACCTGCTCTCAAATTAGTATTTAATGGGACCATCATATTAAGAGTTTGTGTGAATAATGTGTTGTATCTCATCAATACCTGAGATTGGTATTTAAATGGATCGCCGTTTGTATCAAAAGAAACATCTTTTTCTAAAGTTCCTACATCCAGGCATTGTGTAATAATCCTCGTTGGTACATTACCCAAATCAACGTTCGCACTATTTGAAATTTTTGGAAGAACTATTTCTTGTCCTAATGTTTTACTTTTACCCTGATAGTCTTCTAACTTAAAAACTCCAAGTTTTTCATTTGTAAATTCAAAAGTTAATGGGTTGAAAAACATCCTGTAACTACAATATGTTCCCAATCTTAACTTCTCTATAAGATTTTGATTTTTCTCAGTTGAGTAGTTTAAAATTTTAAAATCGTTATTTGCTTTTTTATCCTTCTCATCGTATGATTGTTGAACTTCACTGTAAATATAAACTGCTTTTGGTTCTTGAAGTATTAATTTATCAATCGATCTAAATTGAAATCCATCTCGATTTTGAAAGAAAACAAATCCAGCACTAGCATCTTTAGAAATATCTGGAACTGCTTTTGATGCTAACCAAATTAGAACAGTAAATGGTTTTCTCTGATTACCAATAAAAGAATATGAATTTAAAGAAGGATCTATTGTGCCTATTTTTTCTGTCTTTAACACATCTTTTAATATTAACCTGATCGATTCTGATATTGGTGCTTTTTTATACTTCTTTACAACTCTTGAAGTCTCATTTGTAATTGCTTCTCTTGAAGTTAAGTGAAGAGTAAAACTTTCTCTTTGTGCTTCAGAAATAACATCTGTAATACTAGAAACATAAAAATAATCTCTTTGATTTTCAGAAAAATCAAATGCTTGATTTGATTTACTATTAGCAGAGATTTTTAAAGCAACTCTTTCTCCACCTCTCAAAGGAAGACCATTATAAATGGACATTTTAGTACCATCTGCATTCCCTTCGGAGTTTGGTGCAGATACGGTATTTCCAGTATTGATGACTTTAATTTTAGCAGTAACTGTGGGAGAGAATATATCTTCATAATATTCAACCGCAACAGTTCCACCCCTAATGTCAACTGTTCTTTTTTGATCATTAGATTCAACAAATAATGTTTCTATAACCGACTTTTTTATTGACATCAGAGATATGCTAGGTCTAAAAGTAATTTTTTCTTGATAAAGGTATTTAACACTTCACCTTCAGGCATCTCAATCATTTGTGGTTGAGATTGACCTCCACCATAAACAACACTTGGTTCTGTAGCTTGTCTATCATCAATAAAGATCATTTTTCTTCCTTTTCTTTCTGGTGTAACTTCTTGTGCAATTTGTTGCCCAGTTGGAGAAGGTGTAGAAATTTGTGCAGATGGTATTGAAGTTTGTTGTCCTATAGCAGGTTTAGTAAATGACCCTTGATTGGGAGATCCTGTGAGTAATAATGCATTTACATAAGCACCAGGATTTCCAGATCCACCATAAGCACTACTACCTTTTTGAGTGGAGTATTCAAAGTGAATGTGGGGACCAGAAGATCTTCCTGTAGATCCAACTCTTGCAAAGGATGTTCCTGCTTTAATCTTTCCAGATCTAATTAGGATTGAACTTAAGTGGGCAAGTCTTAATTGAACTCCTAATTCAGGAACCCAAACATCCATAAGATTTCCATAATCACCGTAAGGTCCAGCAGCAACAACCTCACAATCATATCTTAGAGCAATATAAGTACCGTTAGGTGCGGCAATATCTATTCCTTTATGAGTTCCACCTCTAGCACCATATGAATCTGTGATTTCAACATAACTGACACCTCTTCCTATAGTTTTAGTTAAAACATCACCAGATCTATATGTTCTTCCAGGTTGAATAGGAAGTTGAGAGACTGGTCCTGGTTGACCTGGTTGACTTTGTTGACCAATTAATGCTGGACCTGGTCCTTCTTTTTGAAGAAACTGATATGCTGTTTGAGAATACTCCCAACGTGCTCCGAGATCACCCCATCCAATGTATGCCTTTGATGCTCTTTTAAGTTCATCATCTGTAGCACTTGGATTCATAAAAACTTTAAGCAATCCATACTGTTTTAACTCTTCTTTAATCCAATCTATTTGTTCACCAGCACTTGCTTTCTCTAATGGTTTACCTAAGAATTTTTCAGCATTAGTAATTCTACTTCTATTCCAACTAATTAATCCTTTATTAGTTCCAGCACCATCACTTAAAACCCAAGGTTTTCTTTTTGCATCCCATCCAGATTCTTGTTGAATATTTCCCGCCAAATATGCAGCACCTTTAGCAGGAAATCCCTTTTGCATTAAAAGTCTCGAACCCGTTTTCAAGTCTTTTGCTTCAGCACCACCACCTCCAGAATATTCTGTAGGACCATATAAATCACTATCTTCTTGAGTTCCAGTTCCAGGAGCATTTTCTCCCAGTGGGGAAGATAGCATTTTATAACCTTCTTCGATCTGGATACCCATCTGTTCCATTGCTGAATACAGTTCTGAGAAAGATGACTCAACTCTTCTTGAACTATCAAATAAATCAAATTGTAATAAATTTTGCCCCATTGCACCCAATACATTCCCAAAAGAAGAAATTGCATCGTACATATTTTTGAAAATATTATTCATTATCTCAGCAGTTCTTTTAACTCTCTGAACAAATTCTGTTCCTAGTGCAATCCAAGTTGGAAGATTTTCTAATAACCAACCTGCTGTAATATATCCAATGGCATCCAAAATACGACCTAGGAAACCTTTTGTACTTGCTTGAATTGATCTAAATGCAACTGCTCCTGGATTATTTTGAGCGATAGATCCTAGTTCCAATTCCTCTTCTATTTGTTGCCTCTTCGAATTCTCCAATCTTCTTGCTCTCAATACACTATTTCTAGAAAAAATAGAAGACTGAACTTTTGATTGAGTTAGCACTACTGTTTCAACTTTTTTAGCAGTCTGAGATGCACTATCAACCCCTCTTTGAGTTGAACCCAAACTAGATCTAATAGTGTCTACATTAATCCCAGATGAAATTACTGCCATATTATGTTACCACATTGTATTGTAATTGTGAGTACATAACATAAAAATTATCTGGATTCGAAGATTTAATTAAAGGAACATCAGTTGAAGGTCCAGGATCAACTGGTATATCTTGTTGCTGCTGTGCAGATCCAGTTTGTGCCATAATTATATCTGGTTTTGGTTCTGGTAAAGGACCAACTTGAAGTTGCTGTTTTGGTGGTGCTTGTGTTTGTGCAGTTGATGGAGTTGCTCTAATTTTTGGTGGTTCTTTTCCTGTCTCTGGTGAAGTTGCAGGCGATATCATAGAACTCATATCAACCATTCCATATTCTGGTTTCTTAGAAAAATCAACCAGATTCATATCAGAAGAAAATGCTTTTGATGTATCAATATTCAAGGTCATTTCTGAAGATTGTGGTGCCATTGGCGTTTGGGGAACCACAGGTGGAGATTGCATTTGTTGAGTTGAAGAACTCATTGATGCTGGAGGAGTTAATGCTACCGAAACATTAGGTGAGACACTTGGTGTAGCTGCAGGTGCAGCAGAAACTGGTGCTGGTGCCGCTGCTGGAGATTTTGATCCCATTGCGGTCTGTTGTGGTTGAACAGTTGGAGTTGGTGTTGTAGCAGCACTTGTCTGACCCTTTTCTGGAATGACACCTTTCCCAAATAAATCTAACGCCTGTTCTGTCCAAAAAGCACCTTTTGCAATCTTTCCAGGAAGACCAGGGAGAAATGCAGCTGCACCTAGCCCTGCCTCCCACCAATTTCCTTGAGCACCTTCAACAATACTCTGTAAACCTGTTCCCAATCCCCCTGCTGGACCGCTACGTGGTTTTCCTCCAGAGGGTTTAGTTCCAGGTGCTGATCCAGGTTTTGATCCACCACCTACAACAGACCTTACAGCTGCTCCAGCTGCTTGGAAGGGTTTTAATACAATAGATCCTAATAATCCAGTAACTCTACCAGTGATGCCAGTAACTGCTCTAAGGATTCCCCCAATACCAAATCTAAGAGCAGAAATTGCTGTTATACCATACCCAATATTCTTAAGAATATTATTTTTAATCTCTTCTAATTTTTTAGTATTTCCCTCTTCAAGTGCTCTAAGAGTTTCTACTCCTTGGTTAGTTAACCACCCTAAGAACAAATATCCTAAGGATTCTTTAATCCTATCAAAAATAGAAGTTAATTTTGGTGCCAGTTGTTGAACTGGTTGTGTTGCCTTTGTTTGTATTCTTCTTTCTAACTCTCCTTCTTTTCCTGCTCTAATATTTTGCTCTTCTAATCTCCTATCTGCTTCTTGCTCTTGAAGGAGTCTAGCGTTTTCTTGTTGACTTGTTGTTTGTATTGCATTTGCAATACCATTTAATCCAGCATTTAATCCAATTATATCTGTTTTGATTGAAATAACTTGCTGCTGAATCGCAACCAAAGATTCTTGATTGCTTTTTACAATAGCTAAACTTTCACTATTATTGCTATTTCTGTTTATTGGTACTAAAGCACCCCCACCACCAAAAACAGATGATGAAGTAATAGAACTACGTCTAAAAAGTGCTTTACGAACTTCTGAAGACAAGGGAGATCCTGTAACAGGGTCAACACCCGATTGAGCGATTGCTACAGGATCCATTTCAGCCATTTGCGCCGTTCTTTAGATTTTCTTCTTCAATATACTGATGGAGAAGTGAAAGATATACTTCCCTTTCCCAAGGAATCATATTTTCTAATTCTGTCAAGCTATATTTATGATGCTGAACGAGAGCAAAATTTGTCTTATAATATGACGCAAGATCTTCATGCGCCATACCTATGCGAAAAAAGATGTTAATCCCTCCAAAAGAACTTCACTTTCAACTTTTGTTTCTGGATTTTTTACTTTAATTGTATGGGAAAGTTTTGGCATTGTTTCAAAAAACTTCTCAACCTGCTTAAACTGATTCGAAGTTAATTGTTCGACAAATTCTACTAACTCTTTTTTAGTATAATCAGATGCTGCCCAGGATTCTTCTTCATTATAAACTTGCTCTATACAAGAGCAAATTAGATCAAACGTATCATCAACACTAATATCATTTTCATTGGTAAAATTATTTCTAATAAACTCTGCCATTGATGGATATCTCATCCTAATTGCCAGTGATTCATCAAGTTTAATATCTCTCGAATGATCTTTACCAGTTTGAACTTTAATATCATCTAGGTTAATAGTTAAAGGAACTTGAGTAACCCCATCATCTGGGCAAGTTACTAGAACATCAACAGTTTCTCCTACAGATTTTCCTCTAATATTAAGAAATAGATATTCAATATCAAAAGTAGAGAGATCTTCTACTTTAATACCTTTTGTTATAATACAATTTGAGATAACGGTTTTTAATGCCTCTGCTATCTGTGAAGTATCTTCACTTTCCATAGCAATGATGAGAATTTTTTCTTCTTTAACTAGAAAAGGGCGATATTTGATTTTTTTCTTTAATGAAGGAATTTCCAACTCATATGTTGGTGTACTAATTGTTGGTAAAGGCATAATATGCAATGTTGTTCAGTAAATTTATTTAGACTACCAAATCAAATCAAACTTTTCTTACCCAATCACTTTGAGAGTATGACACTCCCTTGTTATTTGTTTGATTATTGTTGTTACTCAGAAGATCTTTTCCAGAAGCTGTAAATTTAATAGATGGATCTACACCGAAAGTATATAACTGTTGCTGTTGCCTGATCTTATTTAATTCTTCGGCACTCAATTGTGGATCTTGATTCGGTCTGTATGATGGATCTAAGTTATTATTATTTCCAAGATATTCACTGAATGTTGAAACTTTTCCAGCAACATAACGATCATACTGAAATGTTGCAGATGCTCTTAATATCTGAGAAGATTCATAACTTACCTGAATCGAATTCATATTAAGAGGAAATAATCCAACGAAGTTATATTCAATATCTTTAATATAATCTCTATCAAATTTTACTATCTTTGTTGCGTTTGATTTATAATATGTTGGATATTGCATTCTAAAAAAATAATTTGTCACATTAGGAGTGACTGGGGTTTTTTCGTCAGTAATTCCAATTGGATATGACGATCCACTCGCAATAAACTCCATCCAAGATTCTAAAAATTTAATTGTTTTATAGTTCTTATCTACATAAAATTCTAAAGTAACAGGAGAGAATATTCTAGTATGAGCAAATTTTTCTTGCACTCCCATATAATTTCCAGTAATATCAGCAGTTGCTAACTGTGTTGTTGGCAACTGAGCAGAATAACAAAGTAATCCAGCTTCTCTAGTAATAAAATTATAATCAACTCCTTTTGATTGAAGATATGATATTAATTGTGGTGGAAGTCCATTAAATTGAACCTCAAAGTGAGAACTTTGGGCAAGATTAGTAAAAAGTGGTTTTATATCTGATATTCTACGAGGTGAAGGCACTCTAAATACCTATTATGAGAATTTTAGTATAACTATTTAGATGTCATATAAAGGAAAATATAAACCATCTTTTCCAGAAAAGTATAAAGGCGATCCAACAAATATCATTTACCGTTCTTTATGGGAAAGAAAATTTATGAGATATTGTGATTTGAATCAAACTATTCTTGAGTGGGGAAGTGAAGAAATTGCTCTACCATATAGATCACCAGTTGATGGTAGGGTTCATAGATACTTTCCAGATTTCTATATTAAAGTAAAAGAAAGTACAGGATCAATTAAAAAATATCTCATTGAAATAAAACCTAAAAAGCAGACAATTCCACCAACAAAACCAAAGCGACAAACAAAGGGTTATTTGTATGAGGCTTTTGAATATGCAAAAAATCAAGCAAAGTGGGCAGCTGCAAAAGATTATTGTAAAGATAGGTTGTGGGAATTTAAAGTTCTAACCGAGGACGATTTAGGAGTATGAGTAGAGTTAAATCAATTTTAGCTTCTATCAATGGTACTGAAGACCCTGATGATGTAATGCTAGAAATTCTAGATGCATTATCAGAAACTACCATTCTTCCTGAAGTAGGCAAATTTTACACTTTTGTCTATAAACCAAAAACTCCCGACATTCAATTTGACGAATTCCCTTTAGTTGGAGTCACTGATGTTTACAAGTGGGGATTTAGTGGAATAAATTTTCACTGGGGTAAAAAAAGAAATTATACTTGGGAAGAAGTAGTTGGAAAACTACATTTAGTATATAAATCGGAATTAAAAGATCTTAGAACTATTCCATATAAGAAAATACGGATAAATAACTAAAAAAGATAAATGGCAGTCCCATCATTTAGTTCTAATGCAACTCTCGGGTTTAATCTTGCAAAACAGGGAGTTAATTTAGCAAAAAAAGACCCTATATCATTGAGATATCCATTTAGTAAACTCACAGACCGAGACGATTATCTTAAAATTGAAATCATAGAATATAAAGCTCCAGGATTAGAAACTACTGGGGGTGCTAATTCTTTTGCATTAAGAACTAGTGATGAATCCTTATCAGATAGTAAAAAGAATCCAATAGCAACTATAATTTTACCGATGCCACAAGGTGTTGGTGATAATAATTCAGTTTCTTGGGGTGAAGATTCTTTAAGTGCTCCCACAGGAGCATTGACTACTGCAGCTAGTGATATAATTAGTGGATCTGGTATGGGTCAAGCACTGAAAACTGGTAGTAATTTAGTTAGTAAAATTACTTCTGCTGCAACAGATGGTACTGGTCAACAAGCTTTATCTGCCGCATTTGCAGGAGCTGCTGTAAATGCTTTACTTGGACAAGGTGCAAATATAAATTCACTGATCGCTAGAACAACAGGTGGAATTATAAACCAAAACGTTGAATTACTATTCAATGCAGTTACAATTAGACCAGAATTTAATTTTACCTTTGAATTAGTTCCAAGATTTAAGAGAGAATCTGACGAAGTTAAAAAGATTATAAGACTCTTTAAACAAGCAATGGCTGCTAAAAGAGGAAGTTCTACAGAAACAGGTGGTGGATTTTTTGTTAAATCGCCAGATGTTTTTATCGTTCAATATATGAGTGGTGGAAAGGTTCATCCTTTCTTAAATAGATTTAAACCAATGGCATTAACTTCAATGTCAGTCAATTATACTGGATCTGGACAGTATTCAACTTATTCAGATGCGACACCAGTTCATATGCAATTAACACTTGCATTTAAAGAACTAACTCCAATTTATGCTGAAGACTATACAGATAGTGTACCAGGAGTAGGATTCTAATGAGTTACTTCAGAGAATTACCAAATTTAGAATATCAATCACCACTTAAAGATAGGAATGGATCCCTATCATATCTAATTGTAAAGAATTTATTCCGTAGAGTAAAACTTCGTGATGATTTACAAAATGTTTTTACTCTTTTTAATAAGTATCAAATTCCTGAAGGTGCTAGACCAGATACAGTTGCGGAAGAACTATATGGAAGTTCCGAATACGATTGGGTGGTTCTTCTTTCTGCTGGAATTGTAAATGTCAGAGATCAATGGCCATTATCTGATAGAGATATTTACAGATTTGCTGAGAATAAGTATGGAGATACTCTTAATAATATAAAATATTATCAAACAACTCAGGTAAAAGATTCTAGAGGAAGATTAATACTGCCATCTGGAAAAATTGTTGATTCAAACTTTACTATTCCAAATCCAGATTTTCCATATTTGACACTAAATCCAGTTGTGGGTGTTACAAATTATGAGTATGAAGTATCAAAAAATAATGAAAAAAGGGCAATTTATATTTTAAAACCTATCTATCTACAACAATTTGTTACTGATATTCGCAGAGAACTACTTTATGATAAATCATCACAATATATTAACTCAAGATTAATTAGAACAGAAAATACAAGAGTAAGTTCTCCCGAATAAAAAAGGAGGGTTATTAACCCTCCTTTACTTTATAAGATCACTCTTCTGCCAAACGGGCAAAGTAAGAGAGAGTATCATCATCTTCATCTTCATCAACAGAAGAACGACGAGATGGTTTCAAATTGTTGAGTTCTTCACGAAGATCACTTTCAAGTTCTTTTACAGAACCACGAGTATTATCTTCTTCTCCAAACTCATCAGGATCTTGAAGTTTGGGAGTTCCTTTCAAACCGAGAGTGTAATCAAGACGCTTTCGAAGGTCTTCATAAGTCTTGAACTGATCTGCTGCAACAAACTCTGAGAGAGAATACTGCTTTTTCCAGAGTGCTTCTAGTTCGTCGTCATCATCAAGAAGAACACCAGCAGCAGCAAATTCACTGGAATCATAGTTACGATAACCAGCAACATTCTTTGCTTTCAGTTTGAAGTTAGCACCCTGCCAGAAGTCAAAGGCATTAATAGGAGTTTCATCCTCATATTCGGGTTGCATTGCTTCCATGATCTTATCAAAGATCTTTTTACCATACTTAAAGAGGAAGACTTTACCTTCATTTTCAGGATTTGCAGGATCCTTTACAACGTAGATATTACTAACATAAGTGAGTTTACGCTTTTGCTTCCGCGCAATCTCTTTATTGGCATCAATTCCAGAATTCCACAGTTGAGAATTGTGCTCACAAATTGGGCATTTCTGATTCACTGAAGTCAGGCAGTTATCAATCAACCAACCACCAGGTCCTTGAAATGCGTGACTGTAAACCTTAACGAAAGGAAGATCTTCATTTTCAGGAGCAGGGAGGAAACGGATTACGGCATAACCATTGCCGCTTTTATCTACATCCAGTTTCCACAGACGGTCATCAGAAGAACCGCTAGTAGTATTCATTTTTTCAACTTCTTTCACCAGTTTCGCGGTGAGAGAACCAAGTTTAGACTGTTTCTTAAGATCGGCAAATGCCATTTGGATACCTCGGATACGTTGGATACGGGGGATGTACTTGTGTGTACTTGGATAGTATAGCAAAGAATCTTGGGTTAGTCAAGATTGTTTTTGAGAGTCTCAATTGTTTTGGTCATACTACTAAACAAAATTGACATATCAGTGTCTGGTGGAAACCCCATAATTGCAATTGATTTTTTCAAATTTTCTTTGAGTTCGACTGCTTGAGGATCATCAGATAAAGAAAGGCGTGTATACATTACGCGCTGCTTTTCAAGTAATTGAGACATTTTTTCAATGTTTTCCACTTTCTCTTCTTTTGTCATATATCCAAAAGTAAGAATTGTCCCATAAAGTTGTTGTTGAAGATTTTGAATTTCCTCCAACTCTTTCTGAATAATTTCAGAATCAAAAAAACTACTCATGGATTATACTCCTAAGAATTTTTTTGTAATGGAATACATCAATATTTAGAAATGGATTATATTTTTTTATTTTTAAACTTACGGTTTCCCACACTGGATCTAAAAGTTTTTTATCAAACTCCTTTGAAAAACCAAATATTTTTTCGTAAATTGTGAATGTTTCTAGCGACAACTTCCCGCTTAGATATTTTTTTAGGAGAACTGGATGTCCCTTGGAACAGTTGAATACATCCTCTAATTCGTTCTCCGAGAACAATTCGTTGCTTTGCTCTTTGAACAAGTATGTCAAACTCTGTTGGCGCCGCATCCAGTCGGCGTAAGTTCTTTCGCCAGAATTGATAATTTCTCCAATCCATAGGTTTTGTGGGTTATCGGCGGATACAAAGTTTGATACGAGAAAATCTACTACTTCTTTATTATTATACTTACGACTTGTCTTTTCAAACCAGTATTTATCCTTGCGTTTATTGAATGATGTTACACTGGCACGGGTTTTTGATCCATATTTAAAAAAATCATATTTTGGGTTTGTAAAATGATTTTTTAATGACAAATAATGTTGGTAGGTTTCAAACGGGGTCACTTTCAGCATCGACTAACTCAAGATCTTCAATACAATCAACAGTAACTTCGTGTTCGGCAATACGATACCAGTGTTTATCTACACCAAGAGTATCTGGATAGAAACCCAGATACTCAATGTCATCACATTTATTTTCACGCAACCATGCTTGAAGGCGATGGTGCATTAAATCATCACGAGAAATCATAATGGTAGTTTTGCTTTAGAAGTTCTTTTCATAAAGTTGAGACGAGTTGCATCCCACTTTAATCGCTCTTTCAAAGGTTTCGAAATGAGCTTCGTTACTGATTCTACCTCAAGACTATTAATTTCACAATAGTGAACTATTGCATCAATGTAGTTAAAATTCTCTTCTGCAACAATCTTTTCGATTTCCAGAGCAAACTTGGAAGGCGTTAGAAATTTATTTTGTATTACCTGTTCTAATTCTTTATTTGGTTCCATAGAGTTCCAGTTTATCTCTAACAAACTTTCTAATGTATTCCGTGAGAAGTTTGATGTATTTTGATTTGTTTCGTTCTTCATAGACGACGCATTCTCCATTTTCACAAGCCATAATGATTACAAGTTTTTTGACTGAAATACCAGTCAGTTCGTACAGCATACAACCATATGCCATACATTGAACAAAATAGTGTTCGATCCACTCTCTTGGTTTAGGTTTTTTAGAAGTCTTAAAGTCGATTATTGCTAACTCGCCGTCATATTCAGCGATACAGTCAACAGTCCCAGCAATACCTAGTTGCTTACTATATAGGGACCCTTCAAGGGCGTATATATTATTTATCTTTTTTAAATCCGCTTTCGCAATCTTAAAAAGAAAATCCGCCATAGGCGCAACTGGCGGTAAATTTTTATTGTAAAGATAATTCTCCACAAGAGAATGCATGTCCGTGCCGCGAGAAGTAGCCGCTTTAGTAATCTTTTGCGCCGCATCCTCACCAATCTTTTTGCGCCAGTTATCGAAGATTTCACGATTAAAGTGACTGGTAACTGAAGTAATAGAAACTAATCTTAGAAGTTCTTGTTCATCTGGAATTTTATAATAACGAACACCATCTATAGTTTCTCTCTCAAGTTGAGGGAGAGTCAAATCAACATGTTTAAACATTACATACCTGCTTCCATTTTTGCAATAATATATTCTTTAACAATACCAGAACGAACAATATCATTAACGTCAAATTCAATAACATCAAAAGATGGCATTGATCTAACAATCTTCATAAAATCAATAATTCCATTTTTGTCATTGGTTTTTTGCAAATCTGATTGAGTTGCATCACCACAGAACATTATTTTAGAATTTTCACCTACACGTGTAATTATACTATCCAACTCATGAAATGTCAAATTTTGAAATTCATCTACTATGATAATAGAATTATCTAGTGTTGTTCCTCTAATGAAAGAAGTTGACCAAAATTTGATAGTTTCTTGTGCCTTAAGATTCCCATACAGCATTTCAAAATCTGCATCAGATGGCATTTGAAACATATACTTCACCATATTCTTATACGGAATTTGATATAGTGAAGATTTATCTTCATGATCTCCTGGAAGAAACCCAATCTCTCTAGTTGCTACTAATGAACGAACTATGTAAATTTGATCGTATGGAGTTCTTTCATCCAAAACATCGCAAATTGAGTTGTAAAGAGTAATAAAAGTTTTACCTGTTCCAGCACAACCATAAGCAATCAAATGTTTTCCAGATTCATATGAATCAAAAAGTCTTTTCTGATTATCTGTAAGTGGTTCAATATCCACAAGATAATCAGAGCTTAAAGGCTTTCTTCTTTTCATCTGTTTTGCGGTCATCCCGACACCAATTGGTTGGTCAACAGATCCTCTTTTTCTTCGTGCCATAAGATGTTAGATTTTTTTTACTTTTGATCCTGGCATTTTAGATGCACGTCCAAGCACATCATTCCACCCAGGATTTTTTTGGATAAGTTTATTCTGCCAATCACCGACTTCGCCTGGTGTTGCACAGCCTTCAGACCAATCCCTTTTCCACTCAGGATTGTCTTTATACCACTGCATAATATCGTTGACGCTCATTTCAACGACTTTCTTTTCACCTGTTTCTACATGAACAATTGGATAAATCGCCATAAATTATCAATTCAAGATATATTATTTAGACCCATTCAAGAGCTTCTGCAACTGATGGAAACTGTTGCTTGAACACTTCTTTGCAAGCAAGTGCAATATCCATATGCTCTTTTTGAGTTCCGTTTGCAGATCGCAGATTAATATAATGAATCCAGGAACGACAGGATCCTGTCATATAAATTCGAGTCGGAGTTGCTAAGGGCAGCACAAAGCGAGCGCACTCCTTTGCAATACCCTCATCAAGCATAGTTTGGTACAATGCCATAGCGTCCCTAAAGTGATCTTGGATGATCATTTCATACTTCTTAATCACAAAAGGATCAATATCATCAATTGAGTTCTGGCGATTTTTAGTATCTTGACGACGCAGTTCTGGAACTGGAATCTTTTCTGCAAGCAAAGAAGAATCTGCATAACGTTGAGAAAACTCTTGGAACGTAAAACTACGATGGCGAAGAATTTGTGCCGCGATACCACGAGTAGTCTCAATCTCTAGAGTCATAGTAGATTGCTCAAACACAGACCAATGATTATGCTTAATACAATAAGCAAGCAACTTGGAATAGTTTTCGTTGTCTTGATTCGCAGGATTGCTAACTCGTGCAATAAACGCCATTGTTTTTTCTGCATCGGGAGTTACCGAAATAAGTTTTACTGTCATTTTTTTCCAAATCCTTTGTAACTTTTTGCTTCAACTTCTTTATAATGATCCTCAACAATTTTCAATTGTTGTTTCATGTATTTTAATTCTTCATCAGTATAAAGGTAATCCTCTTTGATCGCCTTTTTTAAAATGTTAATCGCTCGTTTTCCTCTCATAATTACTCAATCCAATCTTTAAAAATTTTAAGAGACTCATCCCAGGTAATTATACCACTATCTGTTTCAGTTGTGTGAGGCATGAAACAAAGTGTCCATCTACCTTGATCTGTTGGATTATATGTTCCGTGAAGAACTCCAACATTAACTAAACTCGGTTTGTTAGTATTTGCCTCATACAAAAAAGTACAATCTTCTTCATTAGCCCAAAGATTGTCGTGATGATCTGATGTATATCCTGGAAGTTGTCCTTTAATTTGTCTTCTCTGAACTATATCAGACTTCCACCACTGAATAACTCCTTCTTCTGGTCCCCAACTTGTGTTTATCTTAATGTGATCACTATACTCACCAAAGTCAGTATGAATTGGAATTTTTCCGAAAGGTGGAGTATAGAAAACATCTACTCTACCACAAAACATTCCATATCCCAAAGATCTAAACCATTCATCTACTTCTGGATAATCTGCATCGTGTAAAAATTGATGATATGGAGTATCACCACAAGTTTCAAACATTTCTAGTTTTTTAACTTCAAATGGTAATTTCAAATATCTATGAAATCTATTTTCCATCATCCATCATCATCTTCAAAAATTTCATCATAATCCAATTCTTTTGGGCGCACATCTTTATATTTGTACGCTTGAACATCAGAATAAACCTCTGCTTTTAAATTATCCAAGAGAATTTCCATATTTCTCACAAGTAACTTGAGTTTATCTCTATCCATAGTTATTTAAACATTCTCCCAATAGATTTTCTAAATTTTCTGTAAATGTCATCATTAAATTTAATATGATGAGTATTGTTATTTTGTAAAAAATGATAGCGATTAAATTCGGATTTCTCAACATATTTTACTTGAGAATCGAACTTCTTTCTATAAAATGGAATAATCAACATTATTGGGTCATTTTTTTCAATTACTTGATCATCAACTGACATAGTCTCTAAATCCATACCAGATTTAATTTTATAATTCCACTCAAAAAACCAAGGAAGATGTAATGGCGATTTATCTGTGTGAAAAATTCCAGTAGAAGTAGTAAATTTTTTACTTCTATGCCAAACTGGATGTGTAATTAAACAAGAGACTCCTGGAGAAGTTTTGATTACCCAAGGTGTAATTATTTTTCCAAAATGATTATATGGTGGTGGATTATCCATAGATGGGAATTGTTCCCAAGAATGACAATAATAATCAGTCTCAATTGGATTTTCTATCCAATTTACATACAAAGAATTATTATCTTCCCTAAAAATAAAATTAGACCAGGATGGTATAATATAACCTGTTTTTAAAAAATCTTGTATTCCCAAACATCCTTTTATACCAAGTTTGCTATCATATTCAATATCGTATATTGAACTTTTAAAACTAAAAGGACATTTAGAAATCTTTTTAGGTAAGTTTTGATACCACTTAGGGAAAAATTTATCTGCAGGGATTGGTTCTGGAATAATATCTCTAAAATCTTTTTGGGATATGAATTCAATCTTTAAAGACATTAATCATTTTATCATCCTATATTGAAATTATACACAAAAAAAGAGGGGTAGTCAACCCCTCTTATTATAAATTGCTTCAATATCTAGAACCTGTTCAAACCACTCTCGAAGATGTATACGGTAACAAGACCAATATTTACAACCACGATATGTAAGTTGATAACAAGCAGGTGCTCTATTATCTTTATCCATATCGTCCCAGTGGTAATGATAGTCCATTACTTATACAACCACTGAATGTAGAAAGACAATAACATTGTAGTTAAAGCAATCGCAGCAGTTGAAGAAATAATGATTTGCATCATTTCTTCGCTCCTGTAGTACAGTGACCTGCGCTACAGAGAGATGCTTGATGACGACGCTCTTCTTTTTGTTTTTTCTCTTTGATAATTTGTAGGAAGTTTAGCTTTTGCATCACTTCGCCTCCTTTACAAACTTGACGCCACGATAGACTTCATTTTGTTGTTGAGGTTGTTGTTGCGCCTGCTCTTGGCGGCGAACTTCGGTGTCATAAGCAACACCACGATATACGACTTGTGACATTAGGTTTTCTCCTTAATTTTGAGGCTAAAGAGCGTTCCTTCAGTCGGCTTTTGCGTCTATGGGACAGTTTTTTGGTGAGACCTGTTTAATCTCCCAAATTAAATCATTCTTTTCTTGATAAGACAAGGATGGATTTTTATAAATCTTACCTGCCAACAATTGTGCTTGAATACAAGTTAGAATGAGTACTTCCATAGATGAACGATCCGTTCCGAGTCGGCTTACTTCCGTCCTATTTAATTGTTTAGCACTTAAGTTTCACAACATCCTTTCGGAGTTCTGATAGCAA